ATACAGGCTCCACCAGCTAGTATGAAGACTATGTTGCTACAAAACTGGGCTAATTACTTCAAGAAACAAACATATTTTGTTGAAATGGAAATGTCACCAAGACAAATATGGTCTAGATTTGTACAAATTGAAATGGGATGGGATGAAAAACAATTATCTGAACATTATAAACAAATGAAAAATGGTATGGATAAGCGTTTTGAATGGTTAACTGTTGATTATTCAGCGCCATATGCGCAAGAATTAGAACAAAGAATAACTAGCCTACCCATTAAGCCAGAAATAGTAATTGTTGACCATTTGGGGTTATTTAAGAGCAAACAAAAGGATAACAATATGAAAGTTGAGGAAGCATCTCAAGCTATTATGGAACTTGCAGTAAGACAAAACGTGATCGTCTTTGCTGTTAGTGAGGTAAGTAAGTCAGCTTTCAAAGAAGGTATGGACATATCTTCATCTAGAGGTTCATTTAGAATAGCTTATAATGCTAATAAAGTGATATCAATTAACCCATTTAAGAATAAAGAAACAGGTTTAGTGGAGCTATTAGACATTAAATGTGATAAAAATAGGGAAAAAGAGCACTTACAAGTAAGATTGGCTGTTAATAATGTTAGAATAGAGAAATCAGAATAGGAGAACTATGTATTATAATACTAATGATGAAACAGGGGGAACTCTGAGGAGTAGTAGAGACGCTACAACAAAGCAAGAAAATATGATTCTATCTATATTTGAAACATATCCAAATGAAGGTCTTACACCGTTTGATATTGAAGATTTTGCACATGATCAAGAGGTTAGCTGGCCTATAACAAGTATTAGAAGAGCTATTACAGACTTAACTAATGCTGGTAAATTAACTAAAACAGACACTAAAAAACTAGGTAAGTACGGTAAGTTTGTACATACTTGGAAGTTAACGTAAATAATTAGGGTGTAATGTTGTCGGGCCAAGATGTAGTAATAAGCAAATTAACAAATTGGTTGACGATACTAGGTTACATTGCACCCTATAAATTAAGGAGGCTGTAATGGCTAAAAAAGAAACAAAAAAAGAATCTCTTGATATGGTATTGGACTTAATAGATACTGTAAATGAAAGTATTAAAAACATTCATGATAGAGCAGATAATCTTCAACAACAAATAACTAAATTAACTGAAGCTACAAAACTAGATTCAGAATTACATCAAGGTCAAAATGAAATTAACGATGAGTTTGTAAAAATGGTTAATAGAATGGCTAAAAGGATGGGTATGGAATAATGGGTGCGCCTAATAAAAAGCCAACCATGATGGAAATGAAAAACGCAGTAAGCAATGTTATAAAACATGTTGATCAGTTATATCAATATGTGCAATCACTAGACTTGACGTTATCAGAGTATATCAAATTCAAATCAGACGAAACTACATTTAATGATCATTGTAAAAAGGTTGTAGAAAAACAAAAAGAGGAGAACAAAGAATGAGTTGGTTTTGTCAAACAAAAGAAGCTGAAGAGCAATTAAAAAAATGTGAAGAGAATAACTGTCCTGATTGTGAGAAATGTATTTGGATATATGAGTCTTATAATGCTATGACAGAATATGGTACAGTTGTAGAGCCAGTAGAAAAACCTCACCCTTTATTAGACCAGATAATTGAGAAATTTAATGGCAAAATTGTTAGTTAGCTGTAATAAATGTAATATTATGTGCAATCCTGTGTATGAATTAAGTACACTACGTAGTCAATTTGTATGCAAGGATTGTGCATTAAAAATAATGGAAGGATATTATGATAGAAGACTTATTGAATCTGAAGAAACAGATTGATACTATGATAGAAACATATAAAGATTTACATCCAGACGAAGAATACGATGAGTATTCTCAAACACATACTGCCTATAGAGATGAAGAAGATGAAAACTATCTTTTGGGTAGAGGTGTGTGGGATAGTGAAGAAGTACAAAAAGAAAGAGCTTTAAAAAAAATAAGGGAGGGAACTTATGAAAGCACGTTCCGCGAAAAACAAAGGGAGAAAACTACAAAACCTAGTCAGGGATCGCCTTCGCTCTGTGTATACGGAGATTCTTGAGACGAATGATATTGAATCCCAAGTTATGGGAATGAGTGGAGAAGATATTGTATTATCACCAGCAGCTAAAAGAGTTATACCTTATAGTTTTGAGTGTAAAAATCAAGAAAGATTGAACCTTTGGGGTTCTTTAGAGCAAGCAGAAGGAAATTCACAGGACAGACAACCTGTATTAATATTTAAACGTAACAGGTCTAAGATCTATGTCGCTATAGAATTTGAACATTTTATAGAATTGATAGACCCTAATTTAAGGGAGATTTAATGGATAAAAAAATGGCAACTGATCTTTTAAAGTTAGTATTGTATATACAAGGACAAGTAGAACACGCAGATAAAACTACTATATTTGGTATATTAAATACTATTGAAAAAAAGTGCAGAAAATTGCGAGGTATCTATTCTTATAGTGAATATAAGGAAAGATATTAATAATGTGGGGGTCCTTCCACCCCCATATTAACTTAATGCAGCTAATGCAGCTAATCTAGTTTTTTCTTTTTCTAACTCTTTTTGATTCTTTGTTTTTCTTTTAGAGCCACGTTCAAAATCAATATTAGGTAATGCAGAAGTAGAATTATAAGTCATATTAAATAATTTCTTTTTCTGTTTATCTCTCCATTTAGTAATCCATTTAGGTTTAAACATACCTGTTTCTATTCTAAATGCTTTTTCCCATTGACCTTTAGCAAGAGCTGGCATAGTTTTCCAGAAAGTTCTTGAACCTTGAATATTAAATATTCTACCTACTTGATACCACCAATCAGAATCATCAGGATTATAATTTAACTTTTTATGTTCTTCATATTCATCTGATGTTAAGTTTAAAAAATCTGTTATTTCAGCAGCTGTTATAACATCACTTAAAAACGGTCCCAAATTAGCAACTATAGGACCTTTACCATAATAAGAGTCATAATATTGTTTTTCTTTATCAGCGTCACCTGAATGATTCATATTACCTAAAAATTGTAAAAGCTTTGAACTCTCCTCCATAATAGGATTCTCTATTATAGATACAGTTGCTTTATTGCTACCTCTACGTTTTTGATCCTCCTCAAAAGGAGTAATACCATAAACAGAAGCAAGGCCTCCAACATCAGCGTCTGATACTAAGGCAAATAACCCAGGTAACACAGAGTATAATGCAGCAGCTCTAAACATTCTTGTAAAACTTTGAGAAACAATCATTTTACTAGGGTCAAGTGGATCTCTTTCTGTAAATCTGAAACCTTTAACATCCCTAACTAAATCTTTTACCATATTATAATGTAAATCAAAGAAAGCCCATTTAAAATGTTGATACTGACCTATAACTTTACCAGCACGACCTTGCAATATTCTAGCTTTAGCCCAGTTATCGTAATCAAAATGTAATTTTTTAACCATTTCAAATGCCATATTACCTGATGTAGTTTCAATATGATCATAAAGTTGTTTAGTTGTTGGTGCTTTACCAAGTTTCTGTTCTAATTGTTTTTTATGATAATCAAGTCTAGTCTTTTCCCCCATAAAAGCATGCGCAAAAGCCATATCAAATGTCTCAATTCTATTTCTATTCTCAGCCCACTTCATAAATGTAGAAAACTTATCAGCACCTTTAGCAAATTTATCAGCTATTTTTCTTGATGTTTCACCTTTAGTTGACCTAATTAGTTGACCTCTATTATTAACATCAAATCCTTCGGGTATAAGTATAACATCCATAGAACCTTTAGTTGCAGCAGAAACAGTACCTGCAGCCTCTTTAACGCCCATTAACATACCAAATCTTTTCTTTTGCCTGTTAATCATAGCTTCATTAGTTTGCTCTTTACCATCAGTAGTAGAATCATATTCTCTAGATGTCTGATTTTTAAAATCTCTAGTTATTCTATAACCTCTTGTTCCATAAAATATCCAGTTATTAAAAGCCTGTGTTCTGTTTTTTAAAGCACCCCTGACACTAAAACCTAACTTGCTAGCATACTCAAAAGCGTTTATAGTTCTTACCATGTTATCCATAGCAGATGTAGGGCTTCCATTACTATATAAAGCACTATCCTTTATTTCAGTCATAATTTCTAATAAATGTTTTGAATAAGCACCAACATCCTTATCACCACCTTTTAAGTTGTTAGACCTTATACTTTCTAATAACGGTTTCATAGCTGAATGATAATTTAAATTAATTCTAGACCTTAAATTAAAAGATGCTACATCATTTACATATTTGTTTAAATAATAAACAGGATCTAAACTATAATACTTATCAGTTTCACCAGCTATTTTTAATCTATTAACAACATTTTCAGGGCTCAATTCTTTTTCTAATATAGCTTCTACCTGCGCTGGTGTCATATTTTTCCAGTCAATACTTTTATTATCTGACTTTGCAAATGATGCTATTTGATGCATAATATCAGTTAATTCTATAACATATTTAGGCGAATATTGTTTTAAACCTACTACATATTCACCCTCACCATTATACTTTTGGTATTTTTCATAAGTTTTAGTATAAGGATTAAACACTTTTAAATCACTTTCATTTTTCAAAACAAGCATTTCACCATCAGATTTATAATTTTTATTAAATTCTCTAAAATTCATCTTACTACTTACAAGTAAAGCGTCAATTTGATCTTGTACTTTTTCGTAGGCATTCATTAAATGTTTTCTGTTACCCTCATTAGTTACTGACTGAATTAATCTTCTTGCTGAAATGGCCCCATTTAAGAGGTTTTTCATACTCTCTACACGTAATACATTCCACTCACTAACTATTGTGTTTTCTGTAGGTGTTTTAGGCAGTGTTGTACCATCTAGTAATTTATTATAACGAGTAAGTATTTTACCACCTTCAGTTGTTTCTGTAAATAATGTTAGCTTTCTTAATGCTTCAGTTTTTTCTTTAGGAGTAATAGCGTTCATAAGTTCAGCTTCTAAGTTTTGAAATTCTTTAAAACCACTTTTTGTAAAAGACTCAGTAAACATAGAATATAATCCATCTATCATAACCTTAACATGTCTTCCACCTTCTTGTATTTGTCTTTGGTTATAAGACATAGATTCACCTATAGCTTGAACTAATTCATTACCACCTTTAATATTTCTTGCAAGTGCAACAGGTAGTTTGACGTTTTGAGAAAACCAACCCTGTCTTTTACCTAAAGTAGATCTCCATTCCATAACACCTGCTTTAAATACTCCTGCATCACCCTTGTCTATATGAACAGTAGTAGGGTCCCAAGGTTTACCTGTATAGCGATGCCATAAAAATTCAAAATTCTCACTATTCATACCATCAAATTTCTTTATTAAAGGATCTTTAGTTAATCCAGCAACTACTTTCATAACTTCTTTAAAGTTTTTTCTTTGCGTACTATCTTTGGTTAAGCATAAAGCCATATATTCTCCTTAAAAACAAGACGACCAAGTCTCTTGCATTTTTTCTAATGCACTTATAGGTTTTGATTCTGTACCATTATGGTAACTGTTATCTCTAAATGTTTTCTTAGGCTGATACCAAGCACCATCTTTACCTAACTGTATTACTGAGCTTCCTTCCCACATACCTTTCATAACAGAACTAATCTCGCTATGTGAAGGCATAGTGCCGCCTGGCCCCATTTTATTTTGATTGCTTAAATTATATGTCATCCTATACAACTGTACAGGGTCCATAAAATACGAACCATTTACAAATTGAAGCATTAAATCTTGGCCTTGTCTTTGTAAGTTAGTATCAAATACAAAGTTAGGCAAATCTTTTAATGGAGAAATAAATCCAAATTGATCATATTTCCTTTTACTAGTTCCAAAATTAAATACATCTCCTTGCAAACTACCATCGTGCTGTTTTATAAAAGCTGTTTTAAATCTATCATTTAATCTCTGAAAAATATTATTAGCCTGTTCCATGCTCATAACATTCTGAGCCTCACCACGCATTGCTTTATTTAAAAACTTAAATACTAACCTTTCATTAGTGGTATTCTTTCTAAATGATGGGCTTAGTAAGTTGTTATTATTGCTATCTTTACCTATAATTTCCCAAGTATTATCTGAAACTTTAGGTACTAATAAATCAAATAAAAACTGCTGCATAATTTGTTCTGACTTTGCTGGAGATATTTCTTTAACTCTTTGTAAAAAGTCTGAAACAACAACCATATCAATCTCACCCATCATGGAAAGCCTTCTAGAATCTAAAGGTTTAGTAGGGTCTGCATAACTACGCCTTTCATTAGACAGAGTTTTAAAGAATCCATCCTTAGTATTAAACATAAGATTTCTAACCATCATTAATTCTGTTTCATTAAAGTTTCTAGAATCTCTAGCAAAAGCATCATGCATTGCGCGTCTAACCATATTAACAGTTTTATCACCTAATATAATTTGACCTGGATTATTATATATAACATCACCTTTTCTTACTTCATATCTTTCACCTTGTTTAAACTCTCCTACTAAAAAGGTTTCTTCATTCCTTCTTCTATAAACAGCAATATGATTTTGAGCTACACCCTTTCTATCTTTACGAACAATATTAGTTTTATGTAAATCATAAATATTAGCAGGGTCATTTAATTCTTTAACTATATTATCCCTAATCATTTGATTTCTTTTTAATTCACCTTGCCAATATTTACCACTTGATGTGTTTAATAAACCCTTTCTTTGCATTGAATTAACAACATCTTCTATCTTATCTATATTGAATATAATACTTTCAAGACCAGCAAATGTTTTTTGGTCAGACAGATATTTTTTTACTGCATCACTAACTTTACTGTCCCTTGTTTGAAGACCTAAAACTACTTCAGCAATAGACGATTCAGAAGGGATAGATTTATGGAAATTTTCTTTAGAGTTTCTTAAACCTATCATAGCTTGAACAACAGGATTGGCAGACATGCCAGATCTAGTTTGACCTTTTTTATATCCTTCACCTAAAAATCCTAACAAGTTATCCACAATTGATCCATATTCGTTTTGTTGGTAAGTTTTGGTAGTTTTATCAAACAATAAATTACCTTTGTTGTCTCTTTTGAACGATGCAAATTTCATTAAAGATAAATTTTGCTCATACTTATACAACATTTCAAATGCAGACATTTTTCTAGATGTTCCATCAGCGAAAGATTCTGTCATATGTATTAAGTTGTGTATACGATCCATTGGTCGTAACACTTTAGATATAAATCCTTCAATAGAAGTTTTAGGACTCAAACCATCTCTATTTGCAGCACTAGGCAATTCTTCATAAGTAATATACTCAGCTTTATCTTTTACTTTTGACCTACGTATGTTTAAAAACCCATTTTCAGGATTTAGCCAAGCCTCTTTAACCATATCTACGTCTTGTATATTACCTCTTTCTTTATATATATCAATAGTAGATTTAATAAGGTTTTTAGTATGTGTCATAGCATCTACAAATGCTGCATCATTCTTTAATTCAACAACATATTTTTCACCTTCATAATTAAACTCAAATAATTTAAAGTTTTTATTAGCACCTGTTACTTTACCGTCTAAAATAGATTGAGAATACGCTGTTCCAGGTTTAAATAACTCTTGTTTAGTAGATATATATTGCAATAACGTACTAAGAGTAGACACTTGTCTCATTAATGGTGCTCTTTTAGATTCTAGCTGCTTTAATACTGCTGCATAATTAGTCATCTGTAAAGGGTTATCCATTTTAACTTCGCTAAATGCTCTATCAAAAACAGCCATACTTGCAGGATCATTATATCCAGCAACGTTATAAGCTTCTCTAACAACTTCACCAGGAAGTGCAAAGAAACTAGAAGATTTATCTAAATCAAAGTCAGCATCTTGAGGTTGTATTACGTCTAAGTAATTCATTTCACTAACTGGGCCTCTTCTTCTGTCTAATAATTTTTCAACACGAGTAATAACCCAATCATTCATACCTACTTTAGGAACTCTAAGGTCTATTTTAGCAAGATGTACAGACTGAAAATCATTACCAGTCTTGCCTTTACCCCAAACAAAATTTCTCATTTTTTCAGTTACTGTAGAGGCTGCATTATTATTTCTTACATTAGGTTTATTTGAGTGACTTTCTAACGTATATGTTTGATTGTAATTACCAAATTTCCATTGAGTATTATCTAATGTCCCATTTAAATACATTGCTAAATCACCTATTGTTTTAATACCTTCTGACCTAAGAGCTGATTCCATAATAACATTATATGAATCTAAAATATGTTGCTCAAATTTAATAATTTGCTTACCTATATCATTAAGATTACCACCAGTTTTTTTCATATACTGTTGATGTGGTCCTACTATATGGCCATCATGAGTAATTAATACATCCATACCAGTTTCAATACCAATTATATCTTGTTTATTTTTGAAGAACTTATTAATCATATTTTCATTTATTTTAAATACAAGGCTGACACCTTCTCTAGGATTTATTCTACTAACTTTACCGCCATCTCCTATTTTATACATACTTGATATATCTGTACTATGCTCTGAATAAGACATTCCAGATCCACCAAATGAATGTTGAACCCCGTTTCTTCTATCACCTAGAGAATAACCAGAACCTGCTGACATGACATTCATTTTGCCTGCACTTACAGAACTAGATGCAAAGTTTCTACTACCCATATAATCACTTGAAACCATTTTTTCTACAGAAGGTTGCATAAATTCAAACAAAGGTAAACCATTAGCATTTAATACAGCTTCTGCACCTATAAGTTTGTTTATAGTTCCACCACTTTCATGCTCAAAGTTTTTAAGTCTAGTTACTACTTTTTGATATGAAAATGGATTTTCTGACAATGAACTAAATGTTTGTATCATTTCACTAACAACATTATTTTGACCAGTCATTTCAGCTAACGATCTAATAGCTTTGTTAGACATTAAATTACCAAATCCATAACTTAAAGTAGCATCATGAATACCAGCTATAGATTTAATCATTATACCTTCTCTACCTATTTCAACAACTTCATTAACCGCATCTCTTGGTAATCCTTTTTCAAACATAACTCTTTGAAAATCAGTTTCACTACTTATTCTTTCTAAATGAACACCAGGCTTCCTTGTTTCTACACCATTTGAAACCTCATGAATCTTATGTGTGCTTTCAAAGCCAATAGAATCAGTAAAATAATCTCCACCTATTTTCATAAGTTTGTCCATTTCTGGATGGAATTTATAAGCAGTTTTACCTACATGGGTTACAAGTTCACCTTTAACAGAGTCGAAATGTTTATACATTTCAATAGGTTTGATAGCAACATTAAATCCTACAACAGTTTGAACAGGGACATACCTACCATCTTTTTTTATGTAGTTACCTTTACTATCCTTTTGCATAACTACTCTATTATTCATATCTAATTTATCACCCCAAATAAACCAATCTGTTCTTGCTCCTTTGCTCATTAACATAGCAGCCATTTCAGGTAAAGATAAATATTTTTCAGCATTTTGAGCTGAAGCGTGAATAGTCTCATAAGATTCCATAATCAAATCAACTCTTTCTTGTACTTCAGACTTGTTTAATTTAGGATTATTAAATTGGATTTGTTGTATTAATTGTTCTTTGGCTAACTCTTTAGTCCCAAAAAAGCTTGCACCAAGACCACTCTCATCAAACAAGTTTAAAGTTCTATGTTTGGTTGGAGTTTTCCCGTCTTGACCAAAAAATTGTCTGTTATATATATCAACAACTTCTTTCATGTTAGAGTTAGGATCTATAAATGTTTCAAGAAAATGTTTAGCAGTCTCTAAGTTTCTTTTAGTTAAAGCAAAACCTCCTCTAGGAGAGTCTAATTTTATGTATTTTAAATCTGATAACACTTCTTTTATTGTAGTATTTCCAGACATAACATCTGCTAATCTTTGACCACTAAAGGCATTTAATAATCTAGTAATAGATACAAGCCTTTGAACGTTTTCAGCGTTAGGCTCAATTTTAAAATTACCCTTACTATCCATTGTGGCGCCTAATTCTTTCTTAAAATAATTTTCTATTATTCTAGCCGCATCAGCAACAGGCATAGCAGTTGTTGCAAGTTCATTAATTAATTGTTTTCTTAAAGGACCTTCAGCTAATGACCATGCTTGTGTTACTTTTTGCATAGAATACTGAGGTATAATAACTACAGTTTTTTCATCTAATTGAACAGGAATTAATTCTAACTGCCCTTTCTTTCCTTTACCACCTAAATAACTTTTAAATTTATCAAAGAAAAGTATATCATTTTTAGATAATACCTCCCTAATACTTGGAGCTAAAGGTAATCCAGCAGCTAATTGATTGTAAACTTTTTGAATTTGTTCTGGAGGTAAAGAAGAACTTCTTGTTCCTTTATAAGATATTTCTGGACTAAATAATAATATATCACCCACATCAAACAAACCTAATGATTGTTGTAGTTTGTTTATACCAACATTCCAATTAGAAATACTTGTTTCTTCTACATGAACCATGCCATTTTCATACTTCGCTAAATGAACCTTTTTAGAACCTAAAGCGCTTTGCATTAAAAACATAGTATCTAGTATAAAATCTTCATATGTCCCTGGTTCTCTTCCATTTTTCTTTTGTCTGGTAATATGAGCTTCAACTAAAGGTTTCATATTCTCAATAAAAGGTTTCATTACAACATCAATATACTGCTTTTCTGTAAAAGTACCTCTTATAACAGAGTTAATTCCATCTACTAACATTTCTCTATAAGTTATATCTTTAACACCTAAGTTATTAAGTAAATTAGTTTTAACTTGTCCTTGCATTTGATCTAAACGTTCAAACAATAATCTTGGTTGAGTTAATATATCGGACATTGTTTCAGCAGATATTCCCCATTTACTTTCGTATTGAGAAGGGCTAATAGATGTGTGGGTTTGATGTGGCCTACCAACACGATCACTATTTAAAACATTATTGATTCTTTCTTCTATATAATTTTGAACATCTTCATAAGTTTCAAATCTACCAAGTTCATTCCTTTTATCTAAAGCTTTAATAACTATAGATTCAAATTCTTGCCTTAAATTTTCTAAAGTTTTTGATGTTGCCTTACCAGGTTGTCCAATAATCAATTTTTGCTCAAATTGCTGCATTTTTTCACTTGCATCCATTAATGTTCTTAACCCAATTGCATCATTGGTTGCCATATATTTTTGAATTAAAGACAAAACATTTTCATTTACATTACTAATTTCAGTTACTTTAGTCATTAATTCTTTAGCGAGATCAGGTTTAGTGTCTAAAATAGATTCAGCTTGAGCCATTAGGTTCATAATTCTTTCCTGGATCTTATTGTTATCAATAAATAAGCCTGCACTTTCTGAAACATGAAATTTATTTACTTCACCTAAAGCAGTTTCAATCTCTTGCATTAATTTTTGACGCTCTCTACCTGGCATATCTAAGTCAATCGGTTTATCTCCAAACTTTATTATACCTTTAGTTTTCTTTAATTGATTTTTTAAAGGAGCTTCAACTTTATTCTCATATTCAGTTATCTTATTTAACAAAACATCTCTTTCAGCTGGAGGAAGATTTAATCTTACAACACTTTGTCTTAAAGATTCAGCTGATCTAACTACTACAGAACCACCTGATTTAACTTTAAGCAAAGATTCTCTATCCATCATACTAACTATAACTCTTCTTAAACCTGAAGTTAAGTTTGCGTTTCCTGTTAATTCATTCGCATATTCTCTATACACGAAGACATTCATAAAGGCATTATATTCACTATTGCTTTCAAATATATTTCCAAAAGCTTTATTTAAGTCCTTACTTAAAGTCTCAAATTCACCCTTATTAATATCTCTTGCGCCAGTTTTACCAGTATTATCAAACAACTCTAATACTCTATTAATTCTTTCTAAATTGGCTATTTCATTAGCCTCCATAGATGCTTCTACGCCTATCTCACCTTTTAAAACTTCTTCTACAACTCTAAATCTAGAACGACCTCCTAGCATTTTTTGTATATTAGAATACATTGTTTGTAATTCTGGGGTTCCTCCACCTTGTTTACCTAAAACCTCATAAACTAATCTACTTCTTTTAATTCTATTAGCAGCTTGAACTGACTGCCAAATAGCAGTTTGTCCCATTATATACTTATCTTTAAACCCTGCATCTGGTTTAGTGAAACCTGGAACATTCTCTCTCCAGTTATCCATCTTCTTGCCATCTAAGCCATTATACATAAGTTCATGCATAGACTCTGTGCTAGTTTTATAAACCTCTAACATTTTTTCAAGTTTACCTAATTCTATTTTTTCCTGATTCCAAGAAACACCTTTGCTGCTAACATCTAAACTACCTGCGGCCTTAGCAGAATCAATTGTTTCTAAAAGAGAATGAGCAGCATCTGCTATTGGTTTTCCAGCATAGTCTAAACTTATAGTTTTTAAAGCATCTCTTACTGTTTCATGTACAAACATTTTACCATTTTGTTCACTAACAATAGAATCTAAACCTATAGCGCCTAAAGAATCCTTTATATATTGATGACCCATTTGCTGAATGTTCTCAGTTATTTTTAATTTAGCTAACTCTACCTTAGTATCTATAAGATCTAAATTACTAGAATCAATAACTGTTCCATCATTAAGCTTAAAGTTATCAAATGTTTTAATATACTCTAAAGCTTCTGCTTGAGTCATATACTTCATTTGTTTCCCAACCATACCAGCTGCAGATAATGATGATATTTTAGTTGCTATATTTAATAAGTTTTGCAAATCATTTACTTCTTTAGAAGTTCTAGCAGCAGCTTCTATATTATTATCTTTTTTATGTTGAGCTTGAATTTTAATTAAGTCACCAATTTTCTTTTGAACGTGAGTTTGAAAAGGCAAAGGTCTTTCATTAAACTTAACTTTATTATCTATAGACTCTTGTAATCTTTGTTGGTTTTTATTTATATCTACAAATTCTGCTCTAGAACCTTCTATAAATTCACTTATTTGAATACTAGATTCTTTAGAAGCTGAATCAAGAATTAACTTAACAGCTGTATCTGTATCCCCTATTGTAAATGCATTATATATATCGTTCTTAGCAGGCTCAAAACCTAACCTTTCATAAGACTGTAAGAATCTTTGTATTTCACTACCATTACCATGTAATCCTGTTTGATCATAAAACTTAGGTAACCTTGCAGATTTAGGGTCAAATTTCTTACCACGCTTCATATACAACATACCAACCCAATGGTCAAACACTAACTTGTCTACAGGATAATCTTCTGTAAACAGTATACCTGAATCGTACGCTGCTGAATAAGCTCTTGCGTTCATAGCTAAAGAACCTACAGATGCCCTTGTAAATGATTCAAAACCATCTCTAACAATTTCTTTTTGTAATTTTCTAATTAAACCATCTTTTCCAGGTAATGATTTCTTTACTATATTATAAGCGTTTTCTAATATTTCTCTTTCATTTACACCTAAAGAAGTACCTTTTCCTACTTTAGTAATCATATCATCTAATGCCGACTTTGTTAAACCAGAGCCTGGAAACGCAGCACCTATATCATCAGCACCTTTAGAAAAACTATTTATAAATGCTAATAAAGCACTATCATTTTGATCTGCCGCTTTCTTTCCAAACCTTGATCTAAGCATGCTACCCATAGCCTTAAAGTCAGCTATCATTCCAGACTTACCAAATTGAACACCTTTACCACCAGGTATATATCTTATAGGGGCAAGTATTGCACCAGTTTGAGCTCCATGCATAGCTCTTTTATACCACTCTTCATAACCCCATTCATTTTCATTTAACCCATATTGTTGAGCAGCATAATCACCAGCTTCACCAGCTATCGTATCCCATGTTGCTAATAACACAGATTCATAAGCTATATCGCCTGCTAAAATAGCCATCTTTTTATTCCATCCACGCTCTAATAGTTTATGAGTTATAGATTGTCCGAAATGAACATGTCTTGTTTGAGATGCAGAGTTTATTATAGATGATGTCATTTTTTCTACAGACTCTTCAAAAGATTCTTTACCCGCTTTTTTAACTCCTTCTTCACCAAGCTCTTTTGTAAGCATTTCAGCAACTTCTTTTTTTACATTATCTGTAATTTTTGTTGTCAATTGAGGGGCGCTATTGAAAGGATTTACTCTAGCTTCTTTTCTTTTAAAGTAATTAAACCAATTGTAGCTTCCTGCCGCCTCTTTACCTGCTTCATCAATTTGTGAACGAGTTGATTTTATGACTGTTTTCATAGCATCATCGCTCACACTTGTCACAATACCTTTAGCAATATCATCACTTAAATTTTTAACTGCACTTTTACCTGCTTCTTGAACAGCCTTTTTCATACCAGCGCCTGCAACTTTACTTGTAAGACCTATACCTTTACCTACAGCCCCAATACCTGTTAATATACCTGCACCTGTACCAATAGCATATCCTATTTTACCTGCTAAAGATTCATCTTTCCAATCTTGTGAACCAAATTGAGCAGAAATATCAGGTCCTCCAGATACTTCAGAAGCAACATCAGCTACCGTAGGTACTACAAAAGTTTCACCAAAACCCCATAAAGCATTACCAACAAAGTCAAATAAAAAGAAATCATCTACCCAAGTATATGTAGGCTCTTTAGGCGTTGCAGATTTTACACCCATTTTTCTAGCAGTTGGACTTAAAGGATCACCAGGTAATTGTAACCCTAAAGGTTTTGCTGGTTCTGTTTGAACTGCAGTAGGCTTTATAGTTGTTCTATTTCGCCAGTCTTCATAACTTTTATATTTACCCATTGCTCTCCTTAAACTCTATCTAATGCTTCATAAATATCAATAATTTCACTAGTCTGATAATCTTTTTGCTTACCCATAGACTTCTTTCCAGACTTTTTGTATTCTTCAAAAAACTGATGAAAGTCTCCACCATAATTTTCTTTCATATCAGCAGTATAGGTAACCCATTCTTCATACATCATTCTTTTATCTGTTTCCCAATGATAATAACCTTTAGGCTTGTCATATAAATACTTTAACTCACTAGGCAAATCTTCTCTATTATAACCATGATGTTGCAACAAGTCTCTCCATATAGCATCCTGAGCAACTCTTTTTACAGGTATATCATCAAAATATTTATCAAACATCGATTGTAAATTTACTACTATATTGTTAGCTTCGCCAACCCTAAATTTTATATCTTCAGTATCATCAGGAAATGCAACTCTTTCGCCTTTGCTATTTGTTCTGATTAAATTATTCCAACCATCACCACCAGCATTTTGAAATATTTCACTAGACAATAAAGTAGGTGAATGCGTTACTTCGTACAAAACACCACCTTCGTCTCTCAGGACTTTATTATTTGCAAGCTCATTTAAAACTGTATCTATAAATTTATCAGCATTTTCTCTTAACAGTATAGCTTCTTCTTTTGTAGGAACATAATCAAGTGAAGTTAACTGTCCAGGACCAGTACTACTTCCATCTGAAGACATAACACCAGTATTACTAAACCCAGTCAGATTATCAAAACTATTTAATGTCGCATATTCAGAAGACCAAGTATAAATATCGCTTATAATTTTAGGTTTATTTTTAGATAAAGCAGTTGCGTCTATATAAAACCTTCCGTTTTGAGAAGTGGTTTTACTTTTTGGAAAGTTAGAACCTTTATCAAATCCAAATTTATCATTACTTTGTCCCCATAAAAAATGTGTAAATTCTGAAAATGTTCCACCCACATCGTGACCCTCTACATCAGTATAACCCTTAATAGGATTAGCATCATCAGATGTAGCTTTGTAATTGTATGTGTTTACAAATGCGTTATTTGTATTAGATAAATCTACAGTATTTTGCATATTACTTAAATTACTATTAAAGCTACCTAAAAAATCATAATCAGGATCTGAAGCAAAAGCTGTGTTTATATCTACATCTGACTGCACTTTAAAACCGTGTTTTAAATTATCATCTAAATCAACACCCCCATCACTTCCACTAGGCTCAACAGCACCTCTAAATGATTCAGAATCAAAAGTATAAGTATCTGAAGTTATATCGCTACTAAATTGAGTATTCAATCCTGCGGTATTTAATTCTTGCAACCTATCTATCGCTAACTCACCTTGTTCATATAAATTATGTATATCATTAGCACTCATATTTCCAGAATATTTTAATATATTTCTCTCTCTTATTGAGTGTGCTTCAAAATCAATATCACCATTTTCTAACATACCATCATTTTGCATTAAAAAATAATGTACTTCTTCTATCATGTTGTGATAAGGTATAATATTTATATGAGCCGCTGGGTTTCCTTGTCTTGCTGTCCAACCTTCTTTTAAAGCCATATTAGAATTTAAGACTAATTTACCTATTCTTAAGTTTTCATTATATTCTTTACTGCTTGTAATTGGCGTACCATCTTCCATTGTAGGAACTAAAACACCATCTTTATCAACAGGTAAGTATATACCACTTAGATCTGCTCCTATATTATATACTTCAACTTCAAATAAAGTGTTAGCATCTGCTATACTTTCTTCTCTTTCTTTTATTTTATAATCGTCTTTAGGTATTTCTGAGGCTACTAATGAGTTATAGTTTGTGAATGCAAGTTGCGCATTTGCGATAGAAGTTTCAGCATCTCTTACATTAGGGTATACTAATCCACCATAACTTGATTCTATAACTAGTTTATCTTTTTCTATATTTGAAAACTCATTATATTTCTTTACATTCTCAGTTTCTATGTCTGATAAAATAGCCTGATTTTCAACACTTTTTGCTTCAAACAATAGTTTGTTAGCATCAAGAATATTTTGGTCTAATTTACCCATATTTACGTCATATGCACCCTTTGCAAAAGCATTAGCATCAGTTACTGTAACATTGTATCTATCTTTTAATATTGTATTTAAATCAGTTAAACTAAAGTCTTCTCTATCCCATTTTTCTGGATCTAAACCTTTATCATAACCTGTCCCAACACCTTTAAAATAATCTTGTATAGTTGTGGCTATTTTCTTTTGTTTTTTTACTTCCTTTAATTGCAAACGATTATCAGATATTTTTGAATTAGTGTCATCTACTAACATTTTTAATTGAGACATAGAGCCATTTATTATATCATTAGTAATATTGCCAACGTTACCTGAAGAGTTTACAGGATCAAGAGTAAATACTTGTCCAGTTAACGTTTCTAAATTATCTATTTCTACATCCAATGAATCATTTACTTCATTTAAAGTTTGATTATTAAGCTCTAGTTTTCTGTTTAATATATTCGTCAATCTATTTAATTCATTTTCTTCTTTTTGAAAATTAATCGTCATTTGATTTGATAGTATTCCAAGAGCTAAATCGGTATCTTGCTCTTTCTTTTTTTGCTCATTTTCTAGCATCATATTTAATGCCATTAATAAGGTTGATCCTTTTGTACTCATACTTTTTCCTTATATTAAATTGTTATACCATTTTGTATCGTCTTCTAAATCATCATACTGCCTTTTTAATTCTCCTATTTGATGTTTAGTATCCATTATATCATCTTCTCTTCCTTGAGCAATATCATCAAATTGAATGTCAGAAGTTTTAAGTAAATCTTTCATTTGAACATCGTAATTAGTAGTTAAATCTTCCACAACATTCTCTTTAACCTGTTGCAAACTACCAGAAATTAAACCTCTTGTTTTTTTCCATCCTGATTTAACAGAAGAGCCAAGTTGCTCTATAGAATCTCCTAGCTGATTTGTAAAACCTTCTATTTTATTTCTTGTTAAATCTTTTAAATTTCCTAATGCCTGTTGACCTCTTTCGTACGTAGTAGATATAGTACCACCTAAATGATCCATGGTTCTACTTATTTCTTCTTGTTGTTTTTTAGCCTCATCAGCTGCACCAAAAGCACCACCAATCCAATCAGCAGCCATAAGTCCTATAGATAAAGGACCTGCCATAGCTCCTATACCACTTAAAGCACCACCAGATGCAAACATAGTTCCTGGAGTACTAGCAAGTGTACTAATACCACTAGCCATATTAGCCATATTACCAAATCCACCAGAGTATAATTCATACAATCCTGTTTCATCATTAATAGGATAGTCACCTGTTTTTTTATAATGTTGAGAATTTTTTGCATTTTCTAATAACCAGTCTTCTGCTTCAGCACCAAACATATTAACTAAAGCAAGTTCATGTTCATTTACATGATAAGCCCTACCTCCTTGAGTTTCAAACTGTAAAGTAAATGTATCTCCAAATTCACCTGGATAAGGACTAACCGCATCAGTGCCTACAGGTATTCCTTTGTGTAGAACACTAGATCTTCTAGGGTGAAAAGGAGCGTAATCTGGACTACCAAGACCTATATTGTATTTTTTAGCTTTTTCTACCCAAGGAGGAGCCCAACTTCCAGAAGTTTCATTAGCAGCATGAGCTTTTGAATAAGGGTCATAAAACTCTTTTTTAAACTGCCTAGCCCAAGGTTCTACAACCTTTAACTTATCTTTATCGGAAAGGCTTAAAAATTGTTTAAAATTATTAGAGTAAGATTTTTTAGGACCTGAAAACATTATTTCTTCAGTATAAGGGTCTTCATTTAAATTATATATTGTCCCAACAATATTTTGTAAAACTTCAAGATCATTTCCAGATCCTTGGTAAAATTTAGTCATTGCTCTCATTTTTGAATCAGATATAATAACTGGAACTATATCACTAGCGTTTTCTGGTCTAACATCGTAACCTAAATGGTTTCCAATTTCTTGATTTGTTTTAGAACTATACCAATTTCCACTTTTGTCTCGAGTGAATCCTAAAATATCCTCACCAAATTCAGAAACTTGTTTATTAAATATTGAAGCTTCACTCATGTTTTTAACAGCATTTAAACTAGTTAAAGCCATAAGCATAGCCTCTTCTCTTTGTGCTTCCTTCTTATCCATTCTGTTTGCCAACAAGGTCATTCTATTTTGATGTCCTGATAATATTGCTTCTTTACTTATTGCCATAATTAAATCCTTCCTATAATCCTGAACTTCTATCTAATATAAATTCTGCTGTAAATACTGTGTCATTTGCATCATTCGTAGGATCAAATGATATATTAATAATATCACCTGCACTAAATGTATTATTGCTTGTAAATGCAAATTTGTATGCAGTATCATCAGCAGCCATATCTACTGTTACTGTTGCACTTGCTGTTCCACTTGGACTTTCTGTGCCTGTTGATGATTTATGAAAACCACATACTGTAGATCCACATGCTTCTTCACTTCTAAATACTACTTGATTTAATTTACCATCATAAGGTGCAACGTAAGATAATAATTCATTTGCAGCAAATTGTGAATTTCTTTCTAAGTTATATCCTACAAGTGGTACATAAACTTTCGTTCCTGCTGTATAACTATAATTGAATCCTGCATTTATTAATTGTATAAATTCAAATCCCATATAGCCAGAATCTTTTAATCCATCAGGTGTTACTGCCCTTGTAGCATCAGTACCTGTAGTAGTTTCTGCTGTTGTTGCTAATTCTACTACACCTTTACCTGTAGCACTTGCAGTATCTACTGCAAATAAAACAGTATTATCGTCTATTTCAGTTTCTATTACTGAATCGCCTTGAAATGTTATATCTGCATTACCACTATCTATAGTATAATTTCCTGAATCTCCAAGCAATTTTACTCTTGTAATATCTCCTGTATTAGCCGTAGCACCACTTGCAATTCCATCTAATTTTGTTTTGTCCCCATTAGCAAACGCACCTTCACTTGGTGGTTGTTGAGCAGAATCAGCTTTAGAGCCTTGTGCTGCAGTTGCGTAATCGGAAGAATCAAAAGATTTTACTTGAGATAAATTTGTTACTTCGCTATCCATTAATGCACCTGCACTTGTAACATTTGCTGTATCAGTAACATCTGCATTTGCTTCTATTCCATCTAATTTATCATGATGAGCAGTTGACATTAAACCTTCTGCTGAGCCTGTTGCTTCACTATAAGTTGTATTAGTATAATTAGTTGCGTGAATAGTACCTGCACTTGCTCCTGTCCAATCTATATGTTCATTAGCAACAAAATTGTTTAAACTATCATGGTCTATTTCTCCAGGCACAGCAGTTGCTGTTATTGTGGTCCCACTATTCGTAACCCCTACACCATTACTTCCTAATATAGAAAAATCAGCAGAACCACCTGTATCAGAAGCTGCTGAACCACCACCTGAATCAGTTGTAATTGTTACTCCTGTTATATCTCCTGAAGCAGTTGAATATCCATAAGATTCAATTTTTTCTTTAATTGCACCTGAACTCATTAAATGATCATCAGTATCTGTAAATTCACTACCAATATCAATATCATCTACTGTATGTCCACCTATAATCAGGCCCCCTGCAGATATATTTCCTGTAGTACTTATAGTAGAACTACCTGTATCTATACTACCAAAACCTGATGTTATACTTCCACTATTTAATGCGCCTGTTGTAACAACATTAGAAGTACCTTGATAACCTTGGTTTAATCCATAAGGTGTAACACCTCTATTTCTCAAAGTTCCTTCAGTAGTTTCTGCTAAAGTTCCTAATTGAGTAACACCTCTTTGCGCTTCAGTTGCTTCATCTAATCTTAATCCTAGAATATCGTTATCCCCACCCCCAGGAACACCAGATATACCATCTAATTCATCTACTAATCTTCTCAATAAACTCTCCTGAGCACCCGAAAAACCTTTCGTTAATAAAGAATTATATTTCTTTCCATCTACGTTTATTTCTTTGTAATAATTTCCATCTACTCTTTTTATAGAATCGGAATTTTTAGGTCTTCTAGATTTAGTAAACTTATCTTTACCTTTAAACAAATGCATATCTCTTCTTGACTGTTTATCTCTCATTTAACAGTCCTTTCTCTATAAACTATAGACATATCATCAATAATACCTTCGCTAGGCCATGATGCGGTATTTAAGAAAGGTGACATTAACATAATATTAATACTCTTACCACTACTTTTTATATTGAATTTATTTTCACCATTGTCAATATAATTATAAGTTGTACTATTTTCATTTGTTGCTTGATACCAGCTCTTTCCTCTGTCTGTAGTAAAGTAAACATTTAATTTTTGACTTGTAGTCCAATTCTTTGTGTTTAAATAAAGATAATAAAACTTCTTCCTTCTGTTTATATCACCACAACTTATATCTCCCGTAAGGAATTTAACTGCTTTCCCATGCTGATGATGAAGGCTTCCATAAGAAATAGTTTGATAATCAAGAAAGAACGCAGATGAAGTTTCATTCTTAGGAACATAAAATGCACTAATTCCTGGTTCTTGACCTGGAGATAAATTTTCATTTCCTTTAATTATTACTGAATTAGCTGTACTATTTTTTACAGGATAAGTTAAGTTTTGACTGTTCGAGCCCTTTAAATGACATGTCCAAACCTTCCTTCTTAAATTATAAACTAAAAAATCATCAGTATCTATACAAACTATTAAATTATTTTCATTTGGCTCATAATAAATAGAAGCTTCGTCTGCATTTATAGCAACTTCAAACTGAGCATAACCACCCCAATTACCATCATTATCTAATACAGGTTCAGTCGCAGTATCATCTACCTGATTAGAATAGCCATAAGTATACATTTTTGGTCCTAATTTAGCATCTGTAATATCTAATGTTCCTTGACCATCAAAAAAGTAAACGCCTGAAGCATTAATAAAGGCCAATCCTTCATCTACTTTTGTTACTTGACAATAATTAGATATACCCATCCCTGGTAAAGTAGCTTCTATATATTCAATATCTTGAGCAACATTTACTACATATAAATCTTTTTTACCAAAAACAAAAAGCCTATCACCACTAGATTCCATTACTTGAATTTCATCTCCCTGCAAATCAAGATCAATAAAATCTTTATCTGAAAAACCTGCATGTCTACCATTAGTTGTTTTTAATATTTTAGAACCTCTCCATTGTCCATCAAGTGTTCCTTTTACATTACCTATATAAACTTGACTACCAATTATCGCAGAAGCTTTCCACTCAGCATTAATATCTTCAGTTCCATCAGGGTAACCTGTTTCTAATTCAAATGTTGTACCTTTTGGTGGAGAGTGTACATTAACTGGTGTGGTACTAACACTTCCAGCAGTATAAGTTATCCATTCACCATCTGCAAATTTATATTTTATATTACTCCCTCTATAATCCCATTCAGCTAATAAAAAATGTTCTCCATAAGCATCTCCATGGTCATTACATTCTCTGTAGTATATCTTCCCTTGATCTATTGAACCAGCGGACGGTATAATAAAACTAAAATTTAAACTATTATATACAGTTTGATAATAAGGTATATTAACACCACCACCAACATTTTGTCCATATATTTTGCAATCATATCTTGACAATAAAGACTCAACCCCGTTTTTAATAGCACTCTGATAAAAAGAATATTTTCTATTACCCCATAAATTACTAGCGTCAGGAGGTTTAATAAAAGATAGTTCTCTTATTTCTACTACAGGATTTGAACCACCAGCGTCTACATACCCAGAAAACATAGGTACAATCCAAAACATTTTTACATTTCCAGGACTAAAACTAGCACCTGTATGAATACTTTCTGTCCATTTTTTTGTTACAGTTCCCCAATAAGCATCTTCTCCTACACCATTTTCTAATTCGCCTAAATTAAAGTCCCAAGCCTTTGCATAGCTGTCTATAGGATTTGTGTCCCAGTTAATTCTATTATCCGCATCATTGCAATCAGCTAAAATTCTAAAACCTTGAAAACCTACGTCATCTTGTAATATTCTATATTCCAAATGTATATAACGATCTTCTAGTGTAGGTGCTGAAAATCCATATAATCCATTATCTTGAATTGTATCAGCAGTAGAATCTACTTTTCCTGCTCTTATAGTTAAACCACCACTCATTTTAGTAGACTCTACTGGGTTGTGTCTAAAAAAAGAAAAAGCATCAAACGATTTATTTGGATTTCTTTGATTTATATCTACCGAATTAGTGCCCTCATCTAAATTTATATAAGTCCAATTAGCGTCTCTAGCAAGAGCATCCATTTGATTTTGTGAAACAGAAGCGTCTATATGAAAATGATAATCAGTTCCACCAGTATTAGGCATGTCCCAATGGGTTCTACCTGCACCTAGCACATCCATACCTGATTCATTACCTCCATGAGTAGTTATAAGAAAATCATCAGGCGCTCGTGCACCAGAAGTAGTTCCATCTCCCAAAACTGTTTGATCACAAATTTTACCAGGTCTATTTTGTTGCCCTACAAAATTAACTTGTGGATACTGTTCTGATTTAGAACCAAGAATAATTAAACGATCATTATCTCTAGTTGGATAAATTTGTAAATCTATTCCCCAATTGTGAGAACCTCCATTATAATCAAAATCATTTACCATTCCTTCTGTGGGAGGAAATATTCTGTAATCACCATTACCGCTCCAATTTACATCTTCTCCATGAGCATATACACCTTTTTCTGAATACCCCATTAGATTGCCATTTTCATCAGGAACTACTACAAATTTATTAGCAGTATGATCAATTCCTTCTGGAAAAGCTACACCAACACTTGGTCTTGCTAAAGGTTTATGGTCATTAATACCACCTTCACCAAGAACACATCCTTGAGCTTGCGCACATTCTGCTTTATCGGTATCATGATCTAAATCAGATACATTTTTTTTGGTATTGATACCACCAGGAAATCCATTTATTGTAAAAGTTTTTTTAGGCATATTTTAATTTGTATAAAAAGGAGCACATCCGCACCATAATATCCGCACCAGAATTAGTGCTCCAATCTATACTAGTCCTCTATTAAAGCTTCTTTAACAACTTCTTCCATAGATTCCCAAATAGCAGTAAGAATCTTTTCTTCTGTCTTTTCAGAAATAATAGGAATATCAACGTTGTCATTCATCTTTTGTATCATTTTCTTTTTCATTTCGTCATTGAATATATATCCAGCAACTATTTTACCAAATCCAGACATTAGTATCTCCTCTTTTTAGTTGGTTTTTTAGTTTTAATTGGTTTCTTTTTTGGTTTACCGTAAGCCATATTTATCTCCTTATTATGCTGTACAAGCTATGTAAATTTCAATATCAACATTACCAGTATTTGCGTCTGCTTGAACATCTTTTAAATCTGCAAGCGCTGTATCAGAAGCAGCGTCCCCTGCAACAGCATTAAACATAGCTGCCATTCCACCTGAGTTATCACCTGCCATCATAAATGATTTACCTGCATCAACTTTAACTGCAACCTCATCATTAGCTGAGTTTTTAAATGTCAATGTTACAAAATTTGTATCATCAAGATTAGTAAATCTCATATAAGCAACGTTAGCAGGTATATATGTTCCTGCACCTATAGTTGTATCAAAAGCAATTATAGTTGCTTCTGTTGCTGTAATTGTTTCTATTCTTTTTGTGACGTTTTTTATACCAGTTATTTCCGCAGTAGAATATCCTCCGTAATCTCTACTATTAATTGAGCATGTTTCTGTAACTTGAACAGTTAATGTAGAACCAGTAGTCCCGCCATAAGCCGCGATTCTAGCCATTTTTTTTCTCCTTTGTTATTAAGCTTTCTAAAATTATAATTCTATCTTCTAAATTTTTTGTCTTCTCATCTAATTCATTGTCTTCAAATACATAGTTCATTATTTTATCTAACTTGAAATGTTTAGCTAATTTACTAGCAACGCTATTTATTACCATTTTAGTTAATATCATTTCAATTTCCAAATCTTCTTAAACATTAATACGCATACTATTATAAGCATAACACTAGCCATATCAACAAAATGGTTACCGCTATCTGATTCAATAGAGCCTATAGGAGTTTCTATTTTTACTCTTTTAGTCTCATTCATCGTTCATACCACCTTTTTCCATCATTCTTAAAAACTTATCTTTAAGTCCATTTCCACTTAATCTAGCAATAATTTCTACTTGTGCTTTGAATATACCATTTAATTTCTTTTGTTCCATTTGTACCAATTTTTGCTGGTCTATTAACTTAATAATAATACCTTCCAACCTCTTGAAATCTTGGTCTAGTTCTGTCATAAGAGTAGATTGGATGAACCGATTTTGTTTCCAAATAAAAAACCCGAACGCCATCGCTACCGCTACTGGTATTCCAAACTGTTCCAATATTGTAAGTATATCCATTCATTACCCTTCTATTAACTCTCCCCATAAAGAGGTTTTACCATTAATCATTTGTATAATATGAACAGTAAATAATCCACCTCTATAAAAATCTACTATTGCAAAAGCATGTGCCCAATTTATCGGTCTTCCACCAAGCCAACTATTTGCTTCATCTCTCATATCTTTTAAACAACCAATACTCCAAGCACTCTTAGGGCCGTCCATATGTGTCGCTGACATTTGTTGTAAGTCATGCCAGTGCCCGTACATTATATTGCATCCAAGCTTTCTAATATGGTTAGCAGTATGATACTGTCCCCCATATTGATGTCCATGATAAAAATAAAGCTTACCAATTTTAAGTTTTTTACCCATAGGGTAATATTTATAACCTCTGTCTTTAAGGTTCACAGCATTTGGAAACTTATACTGAGGTATATAAGGATACTTTTCTACTGCAAAGTTAAGCCAATTATCATGATTACCTTCGGTAATATACTTTTCTTTACAATCTACTTTATCCAAACTTTCATCGATCTGATCCATTCCTGCATTAACATCTTTTACATCTTGATCAAAATCATCTATCAAAAATTCTAGTGGTGGAGCTTTCTTTCTTTTAAATCTCCAAGCACTAAAAGCGTGCCATTCTCCTACATCTCCCAAATCTACATAAGCATCTGGTTTTACTATTTCAATTGTCTTCTTTAGGCAGTTAATTGCCTTTTGGTCATGTAAGGGAAAGTGTTTATCTGGTGTAACTATTATTCTTTTGACTACTCCAGTATCCACTTTTTTCATACATTACTCCTTTAGTTGTTTACGAATCAATGCTGTTTTATATCCAAAATATACTATAGTAGCTATTCCAACGCCTATTTTAACGATTTCAGGCAAGAAATCCATATACTGGACCCCGAACCCTCCTGAGCCAATAACTACCGATTTTAAGCTATCTATGTCCATTAAATTGTCCCATCTGCATCTGATACCCATGTTCCAGTTCTTGAAAAACATTTAGCAACCCAAAATCCACCTGTACAAACTAGTTCACAAATATCACCTATTACACCATTTGCTGCTCCACCTAAACCACTACCTTCACTTTCATCATATACTATATACCTATTTACTCCCCAAGCTGTATTAGTTGCTTCTGCTCCTTCATCAGCAACAGCATGCATTCTTATTGCAGAAACTGCTTGACCATCTATATTAAAATCTGAAGTTACAGTTTGTCCCACTATTATTGTAACTTTCATACCTTCGGCATCACTAGCTGCAGGTAAATTAATAGTACTAACTGAACTAACATGATCTATTTTTATAATAGCCCCATCATGTCTTGCTTGTGTTAAAGTTGTATCACTTGTAATGTTAAAAACTGATGATCTTTCTGCAGGTAAAACGCTTAATACTTTTAACCCCATCCTTACTCCTTTATATATCTTATTACGTTATTTGCATGAGAAGCAACAATATTCCAGTAAACTGTATCACTTGATTTGATTTCTATACCATTTATAGAAGTTGGAATAATTAATTCATAAGTTCCTGCTTGCAATTCCATGTGTGTAGTACTACTTGCTAAAACTATATCACTTGGTGAGGTTGAAAAGTTATATCCAAAATATTCAGATGAAGCAGCAACAGGACTATAACTAAATAATATTTTATGATAACCTGTTACATCTATATGTTGAGTTTCATCAGGATCTTCCCCAGATACCCAACCAGTAGTAGAATCCTTTAATTCTGTGACATTCCAATCTGATGTAACATTTATATTTAAAGCTTCTTTAGCTGTGTATTTATTTATATTCGACATAAATCTCCTTAAATTATTGTAATAGAATAAGCATAAGCAGAATTAGCACTACCTCTGAAATTCATATAAATTGTATCTCCATTTGCCTTATTAATTTCAACACCATTAACCATTGTAGGTATATCTATTTCAATAAGAGCTTTATTTAATTCAAAATGTAAAGATGAAGACTCAGGTAAAGTAAAAGTTTCGCTAGCATTTCTTGAAAACGTTAAACCATATTGTTGCACATTTTGACTTAATATTCCTGCACTACCTGTTCCAAATTTTATCAGTATCTTTTTATTATTAGTAACATCACGAGACACCATTGATCCATTACCACCATTATGAATACATATAGAATCTCCCCCTGCATACTCTAAATTTAATGCTTCATCACAACTAAATGAATTTAATTTACCCATTTCTCATCCCCCAAAAACTTTGAACAAAATGAACTCCAGCTTTTCTAGAACTAGAAGCTTTTTCTACTTGTTTTTTAAATAACCTTAAAAAGTATTCTCTTCCATCCATATCCCTGGCATCTTCAGCCATCTTTGCTTTTAAATAATACACTACTGCTTGTGCTTGATATTCAGTTAAGTCTAATTCAAAATCTTCATCAGTCATATAACTAACATCAGTATAAGCTGTTAATGTATCTGTTACAGCTGCACCATTATATTTTGTAGTAGTAATCCAAAAGCTTGCATTTAACCCAGATATCTTATGAACGCCTGAAAAAGTGCCTGTTGTAATAACTATATAATCAACAGCTACGTCAGTAGATAATCCTGAGCCTACAAACTTTAAATTACCAGAAGATGTTTCATAACCTGTTATTCCAGTTTGAACGGCAGATATATCATTTATTTTATATATAGGGCTATAGCTATACTCTATTTCAAGTCCATCAGTTACTGCTGTTTTAGGACTCAAGTATTTACCAAAGCTTGAATTTTGTATATCCTCTACTTCTTTTTCTATTAAAGCAACCTTGTTGCCTTTGTTATAATATGCGTATTTTTTACTTGCCATCTGCATCCTGTGTTTGTGGTTCATATATTGATCTAGGAATTGATTGGTATAAACCATCATCATTATCGTGATCTTTACATCTTAAATCAAGCATACGTAATGCATCATTAGGGACCTGGTAAAATCTTTGGTCTTTAACAATATCAATCCTAGTAGTAGTAGTGTGAGTAGGGGATATAACCGCTATTTCAGACAAAGCTTCTTTTATATACATAATAGCTCTACCAGTTTGATTAATCCCCGCTTTTTCCATTAACTCTTGGACAGTCATTAATCCATCCCTATTGCTTCAACAGCTATATCAGAAGACCCACCACGCTTAGCGTAATAGCCTGATGTTACAGTATCAGATGATCCTGGAACAGGAATAATCCAAGCTTCTCCTGCATTTAATGTTGCTATATGTTCAGAATCAGCATATATCTTTAATGTATCTGTAGTAGCATTACCTAATACTGATGCGCTGCTCCATAAATATCCAGTATGTTTTACATAAATAAATGTAGCGGTACCGTCACCAATTGCACATGTTGTACTATTATCTGCCTGTAAATATGGAGTAGAGCTTACTCCGTTTGTAAATGTTCCACCTTGAGAAATTGCTCCATCAGTTTCACTAGTGCCGCTTCCTCCAAGCGTTTTTCTTATATTCTCATGTATTGTATCATGTGCCATTGTTCCGCCATCATCACCTGATTCTTTAGCTACTGGTGTGGCAGAAACAGACCATCTTACTTCATGTGTTGTTGCCATTATTTTTCTCCTCCTTGTTGTTGTCTAGGCGCCATAACCATAAAAGCTTCAGTATATTGTTTTTCTAATTTAAGAGCTCTTTGCTGATATAAGTCAACATCTAGCTTTACTTTAGCCATTTGATTAGCGTAGTTTTGAACTTCTGCACCATATTTTGTTAATTTATTTTGATTTTTAACTGCAATTTTTTGTATATCTGCATTGTACTTAGCTATTCTATTTTGATTTACACTTGCAACTTTTTGCACTTCTGCATTATAATTTGCTAAATTGTTTTGAAAATCTGTAGTATTAAATGCTAAGTCACTTTGAAATTTTGCAGTTGCAGATTGAACTTCTGCTTGATATTTTGCCATATCATAACCAGTTTCTACTTGATATGCCTGTAAAGCTTTAGATGTTTTAGCTTGATGATCTTGAACAGAAGCTGCAACTCTAGATGTTTCTTTTTGTAAATCTGTATTGTATTGTTGCAATCTTCCAGCAAATCTATCTTTCCATTGTCCAAATATTTTATTAAATTCTTCATTTGTCCATCTTTGAACTTCTGTAGCAACAGCAGCTTGGTATTTACCTAAATCTTGTGCATATACCTTAATATCTCTTTCTTGTTTTGAATCTTTCATTTGAGCATTTAGTAAATCTATTTGCAATTGAGCTTGATAAGATGTACTAGCTTCATTAAATTTATTTAGTCCACTTTGAATATCGGCTTGATATTTTTGTAATTCTGTAGTTCTTTTTGATTGAAATAATTGTATAGCTAAACTATTTTCTATTTGATATTCTTGAACAATCTTATTAATATCATTACTATAATTAACCAAATCTTGTTGATATAATGCTATTTTTTGCTGATCATCAGCAGAACTTAATTGTGCATTTTGTACAGCTTTTTGAAAGCTAACTTGAAATGCTGAGTTTTGTGAATTAAACTCATTTAGTTCATCTTGAACTTTAGCAGTAAATTCTTGAACATCACTTAATCTTTTAGATTCCCATAACTTAATATCTTTATTCATGTTATTAGTATATTCTTGCAACTCTTTATTTACAGATACTTGATATTCTTGCAGTTGCTGCATATATAGCTGTACTTTTTGATCTTCATCTTTACTTGATAATTGAGCATCTTGTGTTGCTTGTTGAAATTTTGTAGTGTACTCTGTTGATTGCTCAGTAAAAGATTGAACGCTATTTTGAACTTCAGCTTGAAACTGTGTAATTTTTGTTTGTATATCTTCTAATCTAGATTTAGCCATTTCAGGATCTTCTTCTGTATTTATCCATGTATCAACATCACCATAATTAGGTGTATTTAAAACAGGAGGAACATAAGATGGCGCAGTTTCTGTAAAAGAAATGCTAGTATTTGATAAGTCAGGAGCTATAGGGGCTACTGATTTTATATTTAAATCGCTTATAGTAGGCGCAGCATCTAAACTTAAAGTTGGCTTGTTATAAGCAGGAGCACTATCACTAAAAGTTACCGAATTGTCTGATAACGAAGGAGATATAGGAGCTACTGCGGTTATATCTAAAGAGCCTAAAGTTATATTAGGAGTTAAAGATAGCGTTGGTTGAACATATACTGGAGCTGTTCCAGTTATTGTACCATCATTTAAAGATATACTTGGAGCAGTTGGAGTTACTGGTAACGACATATCTGGTATAGTATCTAACACTATTTCTGAATATATTGGTGGAACAAATGTTTCTATACTTCCTACATCTGAAAAATCTACATTAACTTCAGAAAGAGAAATAGGTTGAATAAATGTTCCTGGAGCTGTATAAGAAGGTAAACTTTCAGATACAGTATCTAACGTAACGCTTAAAGAAGAAGATTCTTCTAATACAACATCAATTAAATCAGAAGGTAATTTATCGTGAGCTGCTTTTACATAATAATCTATTACTTTAGAAGCAGCATACAAAACAACCAAATAAACTTTATCCTTAGGGAAGAATCTTATATCAGAATCTCCATACGCTATGTTAGCAGCATCACTATCTCTTTTAGGGTCAGTATTTATATAATATACTTTAAAAGTATTTGGATCACTACTTGGATTAGGAAAAACGTTTATCTTACCATTATCAAGAACAGTGTAAGCTGGATTAAATTTAGAAGCATAATGAATACTATTTATATCAGTTACTCTAGATTGTAAACTAGGAGGAATTGGTCTTGCATCTCTCCAATCATTAGTAGTTCCAGATTGCCTAACAACAGAAAGTATTTCACCTTTAACAGTTTCAGAATCATTAGATGCTATCTCACTTGTAACTCTTTGAAAATAGAACTTATCTTCAGGTCTTAATGCAATTACTTTATTTTGAACGTCAATAACACCATCTTTAAGATATTGAGTTAATCTTGTTGTTTCTGTTAAACCTGTTAAAGCTTCTACTTGTGTTTGAAAATCTGCCATTTAATCCTTTTAGTTAAGTGACCCACCCCCTGAGAGAACACACTATCAAGGGGCAGATCTATTATTCTACGTTAAGTTTAACGCATTGTAGAAGTTACTTCCATCACAAACTACATCACAGAAATCACCTGCTGCGTCTATATTACCTGAAGAGTTCACAGTCGAAGCTGCTCCAGATTTATATACAAACTTAGCATGCCAACCTGCACCAGCGTCAGCTGCATCAGGTAAAGTTACTGTGGCTGCAGCGCAAAGAAATATCTTTCCACTATCGGATGCTTTAAGGGTTACAGCGCCTTCAAGTGTTTCCACCATATTTTGCGCCCAACCTGCTCTTGCACCATTTTTAGTTTGTGCCATTGTTCACCCCCTTACGAGTTAGCGCCAACAATACCATTAGTTGCTGAACTGAAAGATTCACACCACCAAGTAGTACCATCATTCCATATTTCAACATAATCACCAATGACAGAAGTGCCACTAGCAAATTTTACTAAGTTATTGTCTATCGCGTTTATGCCCGTTGTTGGATCCATGCTAAAACCTTTGATACCATTAGAAGCACCACTATCAATTTTAACATCATTTGAACCAGCATCAGTAAGTACAAATCTAAACCATAGGCCAGCAGCGTCTGCAGGTAATGTTACCGAAAACGCAGCATCTTGGTCTATAGTATAGATAGTACCACTGTCAGCAGCTGATAAAAGTGTAGCAGCAGCTATTGCTCCTGTTTTTACTTTACCATCAGCGGCATATTGCAAGTTGTCACCATCTTTATTTTGTCCATATAAAGGTATACTCATCTTAAACCTCCTATACCCAGATAGCGTGAGTTTCTGGACAACACCATTCCATTCCCGCTTCTGTTAAGATTTGATCCACTCTACGATCGACACCAGAGTTCTCTAAAGTCTGAACTCCTACATAGACTGATGTATCACGATTGATACCGTTACCAACTAATGGTCTGTATGCACAATATTTCATGTTGATACCAATCATTTTAACATTAGTACCATCTAAGTGAACGTTACGTGCTACATTCATATCACCATATACAGTTGATATTGTTGTTATATCTACACCAAACACTTTTTTCTTACCAGATATAGAGAAGTCTGCTCTATAATTAGGTGAGATTTCAATGTTATTAGCAAAGTATCCAGATAGTTTATGCAACCAATTGTATACCGCTGTATTACAGAAGAATACAGTTGAGCCTGCATTATTATATCTAGGATCTAACATTGCTGATAAATCATCCAAGAAATCATCTTGTGTTTTAGTAGATGTTGATAAACTAAATGAGTTACCATAAGTTTGTATAAAATCAACAGCACCTTCAGTAGTGTTAGCTGTTGAATTTAATGAACCAAACAATAATGAGTTTTCAATATCCCATTTATGCTCAATTAGTTTTTCTTTCCATATACGAGCCCATTCATTACCTTCGTACTTTAACACAGTAGCTCTATCAGTATTATTCATAACTGCTGAAGTTTTGAATATCTGAGTTTGTCCATGTGAAGTACTGTAAGGTTGATCTGCCCAAGTTTCTGGATAACCAGAACCTGCAGCATGAGCTGAACCGACTACATAACATTTGAAAGGTTCACAAACTTCTTGCGACTGCGTTGTTTCAGTACTTGTTGTACCTAAACCAGGACCACCATTTGCAACTGAATCAGTTGGATCTGGATAACGTCTAGCAGCAGCAGCACCTTTTACACAAGTAGCTTTAACTATTGCGTAGTTTGCTGTACCTAAATCAACTGTATTTACTTTCCAAAGCTCATACTCTGTTGGAGTATTAGAGTCTGAAGAAGCAGCAGCAATTTTGATGATTTGACCTGGAACAAAGAATTTAGGCTGAGTTCCTGTCACGCCAGCAAAATACTTTACAGCTTGACCTTTAATGTTCTGAAGATTACCTTCAGAGTTGTAATCAGTATAAAATTTAAACGAATAAACGCTTGAATCTGCTGTTGCAGTATGATCTCCAGCATCTGGATTAGCAAAAGTGCTTCCACCTGCGGCATCATACCCAACCATATAAGCATATCGTTTAGTGTAAGATGATCTTTTTTCAGTAAACTTGAAAGCAGGATCATCTGTTGGTTTTTTGGCAACCATACTCAAAAATCTAAAAAATGGATCTTGAGCCAATGCTAGTTCTGAAACGTAACTACCGAAGTTATACTTTCTACGCAACGCGCCAGTATTACCTGCGGTCGTTTCTATCCCAGTCCTGGCATCATGGTCTTGATCAGAAAGCAAAGCATTTCCAACCACAGTATTCATATCTGCCATTTTTATCTCCTAACTATTTTAAATTAAGTTCGGGAGATTAAATTATCTACCCAAACAAGTTATCTACGCTATTGTCATTGCCAAGAATAGAATCAAAGACACCTCTGTCTTCAGATACATCTTTTTGACCTTGACTATTAGCTCCACTAGCAGATGTAGGCATATTTCTAACATTCTTCATTTGGCTAAGCATTTCTGTTTTAGTGCTTTGAGCAACATTAGCAGCGTTTTTATCTTTATTTAAAATATAATGTATATCTTCTAAAGACATTCTATGATTCTGAGCTTTATGCTTAAAATCAGCATAGTCTTCTTCTGACATTTTATATTTTTCTTTAAACTCTACTTCTTGTTTTTTTATCTCATTAGCTCTATTTATTTCATCAGCTCTTTGTTTTTCCTGATTTACCATAGTTCCAACTCTTTGTTCAACCATTCGGTCAACATGTGCATTCATAACTTTCGCACTATCGGATTCTGGATCAGTCATTGCTTCGTGCTGATCAAACACAAAATCTTCATCAAGTTTTAATTCTTCTTGAACAGATTTCGCTGGTGCTCCACCACCTTGAAGATAGTCTTTGACATGTTCTACAAGTCCACTATCATTTTTCATAGCATCAAGAACAGGTACAAATTGTTCAACAGATTTATACCTATCTCTCCACTTAACGGCCTCTCGACTACTATCCGTATATCGCTTTTGCCAGTCTGTGCCGCTATTAGACTGTTCTGCCACATTGTTGGAGCCTTCCTCTTTATTAGCGTGGGTTACCTGTTTAGGGGCCACTTCTTGATTCGGGGTTACCTCAGTGTCTACTATACCACCATTTACTTGGTTTTCAAGACCACTAAAGAAATCCTCGGAGCCTGAGTCATTAGATGCTGATGCAGACTCTAATGAGTCTCCTTGCATACCAATTTCAGGGTTACCTTGAGATTCTTCCATGATTTCTCCTTTATTCTAGTTTATAGTTTATTCATTTTTGGACCTATTATCCAAATCTTTTTTATAATTTTGTAAAATATCATTAGCTCTAGCTTTATTTAAGTTAGCTTCAGCTGCCATTGTATTACGTAAAAGTTTTTGTTTTCCACCTGTTTCTACCATCTCTTTATTTAGGTTAGCTTTTACTTGTTCTTTCTGTCTATTTATTTCAATTTCAGCATCTTTAACTTTTCCTTTAATACCTGCTTGAACAAGTTGTCTTTCTAGAGTCTCAATTGTTCCTTCTCTATCCTTAAGAGCTTCAGACATTTGTTGAACTTGACCTTGTAGTTGAGAGTATAAAGATTTACGTTGAACAATTTTTTCTTTATTCTTAATATCTGTTTCAGCAAGAACAGCTATATCGTCTACGACTCCCATTTGCAGTAATTGTTTTAATTCTTCTAGATATGCCCATCTATTTATAGGTAATGTAGAACCAGATACAACTCTTACATCAAACTTAACTGAATTTATATCCATAGATTTACCTATAGCTTCACCTAGATCATTATAGATAGGAACATTAATTTCCTGTTCTTTTCCTTCTTGAATTGCACTAGGCTGTATAATTCTAAACCTTTTATTAGCTGTATATGTTGCTTGAGAATAGTTCATTAATACTTCACCAACTTGTCTTAATGCAGGTTCTATACAAGTATTCATCCATTGTTTTATTCTTCTTGTTCCATATTCATCTAAAGCAAGCATACCTCTATAAGTTTCACTTGCTCCTCCAGTATCTCCCATCATAGAACTATATATACCTGCTAAATATTCCATATCACCTTTACTTTCTTGAACTATAGTAAAAAATGCATTAGATAATGGTGCAGGTTGAACTGGTGTCGGTGGAGTTACTCCTGGTCTTATAGGAAGCAATGCTCCTGGGCTTGAAGAATATCTTTCCCAAGTTTCAGCATCAATAGAACCTTCTTCATACATCCATCTTAAACTACTACCTAAAGATGCATTGTGAACCATAATTTGATGAGCTTTATTAATTTCTTGCTGTTTACCTATTAAAGGCGCAACAGCACTCATTGGATAAGGAGTCCCTGTCCATTTATAATGAAAAGGTATTAATGGATATTCTGTAACTGTATCAGGTAATATTTTACTATACAACAACTGATCTCCTACTACAACAGTTTGTTTTACTCTTGTATTATAAAATTGAATTTTATCTACTATATTATTTGCTATTGTTGGATTTTTTAATATTAACTTGTATTCTTTTTCAGTTATAATTTGATTTTCAATTTTAGAAGCTTCTGCTTGCAATTTACTCATACATTCTTGTTGGTAAGCTTGTATTTGTTGTTGCATCATTTCTTGAGCTTTTTTCATTTCTAAATTATAACGCTCTTCAAGAATTTCACCTGACTGTAATGCCATGTCCATTTTTTGTTTTTGCTCTAAAAATTGAACTTCTAATTCTTGAGCCATTTCAGCAACCATTACATCACATTGCTCTTTAAGCTGTTTTAAAACTTCAGGGCTAGGAGGTATTCTATAAAAGAGATTTACATATGATACTTTAACTTTCTCGTATGTTTCAAAAAATTCACATAACTCATCTGTCTCTCCATAAGGAGTTACTCCTTGAGAGTTTTGCTCAGTATCATCATTATACATAAATAACTTTTGATCTTCATCACCATTAGCTCTAATACTAAAAGATCTTTGGCTAGATTCATCACTATTAGATTTTTTAACTTTAGCTTTGTATTCTGGGAAAACATTCATTAAGTGATGTCTTGGCAGAACTTTTCTAACCATAACAAACGCTGCATCTCTAAATAACATGTCTCTAGATTTAGGGTCTACATATATATCAAATGGTTCTGGATTTTGAACTACAACTTCACCCATTCCATTATCAGCATCTTTATCAACCGACACCATTAAATAACCCACTCCTTTAGTAACACAATCATTGATAGCGTTATTGTATAAAGTTGCCCCATTAGACCCTGCCCAAACATAATCTGACAAGTCTGACATTACAGCTGCTATATCAACATCGCTTCCTTCTACGCCTATTGCTTGCCATCTAGGGTTATTAGCGGTAGCATAAAAGTTCAACATTTCAACAACAGGAAGTATTCTATTGATCGTAAAAGTAGGCATACCTTGTTCTTCTAAAGTGTCTTTTTCTTCTTGAGTTAACTGCTCATCATGAGCAAACTCATAACCTTTTTGATTAATATTTTCCCATTGTTTTCTAGTCCAACTATTAGCTAGATTATATAACTGTCTTATTTCATCAACTTTTTTAGCCATTATTACTCCTTAATTTCAAAATGAGGAAAGTCATCAAATCTATTATCATGAACATACCAATCTTGATCCCAGTCTCCACCCCATCTTAATGTTATACCCATAGATTTTGCTATCCCAATAACAAATCCAGCAAATAAATGAAAGCGTTCCCTATCATCCCAATCAATAGGATAAGGAACAACATCAGCAGCCTTAGACGGGTTAGCATTGTGCCTTCCATTTGGCCAATAGACTTTTGTTTTTCCTTCTTCATAGAGTTCATTTTGTCTTACCTCACCTCTGTGACCTTCTATAACAGCACAGTCAACATGTTTAATTACTTCATTAAATACTTTCTGCAATTTTTTATCGCAGGTTGCTAAATTCTTTTTACTTCTTCTTCCAAAATACGGCATAATGTTCTCCTATTTGTCTTTTATGTATCCATATATTTTTTCTATATTAGTAGTGTCCATTGGTTCTAATAAAGGATCTATAGTCATTTCATCTCCTGTATATTTCCTATTTTTACTAGGCTCCCAATAATAGTCTGTAGAATAAACACTATCTAAATAAGTCATTAATTTTCTGTAACTAGCTTTAGTTTCTTTTTCATTTTTAAAATACCAAGCTTTCACATTTGGTTGGTGAGCTACTTCAGGATATTTTTGAAAAAAATCAGAAACAAATCTAGTTGCCCCAACATGTCTTGAGTCCCAATCCCAACCCCAAAAATAACCATAATCTTTTGCCGCTGTTCCTATTGCTCTGTAAGGTTTTTGAGTAGCATAAGTTCTTCCATCCATAACCTTACCATCTATGGAAATATTAAAATCTGCAGCAGCACCAAAATTATGCATTCCAATAGAAGATTTACTTCTTCCTGATTCATATAACTCCCATTGCTCATCTAAATCTCTATGCATTCCCTTATGCTCATCTAAACTTACTTTAACGTCTTTACCTGGATATTGAACTCTTAATATTTTTTCAGCATTAACAGCTATTTGTCTAGCATTCTTATAAAATTGATCACTATCCCATTTAGGTTTTTCTGGGGTCTTAGATTTTGTAGGAAGTTTTGTTCCAATTATATTACCATTGTCATCATATAAATATTGTATATCACTCACGCTGTAACCCAACTCCTTGCTTTAGGTTTTTGTTTAAACCATCCATCTTTACTGTTAGAAATACCTTGGGGTGGATAAGCATATTTACAAGCATAAGCTAATGCATCAATAGTATCATCATGAGCCATACGAGGCCCAAATGTAGAAATTTCTCTATGTAAATCATAATGTTCTTTTTTAATATGTATCTGTCCCACAGAAAATCTTTGAGCAAGTATTTCTTGTATCCTGTCTCTTTTAGACATACGAGTACCTGGTTTCTCTTCTTTGAAAGGAACATTAAATTGGTTCCTTCTTCTCATTTCAGCACGAATAGCTTGAAACACTGGTTTACTCATAGTCGTATCCTCGATAGTAAATAATGTTGGTTTATAAAAGTTAGCATAATCAAATATGTAATCAACTATACCTTTTTTGTCCATTCCTGGTATTCCAAGAACAGGTAAAGATCTGTTTCTAATATAATCCAATATATATATATTATTATCTGGTGTTACTGCAACAGCCAGTATAACACTAAAATCGGAATCGCGCCTAGCACTATCAGTAGCGGGATCAACACCCACATAGATTGAACACGGCTTCGGATCATCTCCATCGGGTATAACATAAGTGATACCACTTTCTTCATCTTTTGTAAACTTGCCATCCCAAAATTTAATATGATCTCTTGTAAATATCGCATCTTCTTCACTTTGTACCTCCATCATGTATTCTTGATAAAATTTTTGCGGAGTTCCACTGTCTGCGTAGAACTTCTTTTTTCTTGTCATTTCTTTATGACCAAACCACGAAGGCCATAAAGGTGTACCATCCTCTTGTAAAGCTTTGTATGTTATAACTCTCCAACTAAAATCTTCTTTTTCTTTCTTGGCTTGTTCGTGTCCTATTAAAATCTTTTGTATAAATGCATCATAATGCACTGGTGTTCCATTAATTCTCAGTCTACCTGTTTTTGGTTCGAGCGCAGGAAAGACGACAGCAGTAACGAGGTTGGATATTTTAGCCCTACTTTCTGGTGTAATCGTATTATTCTCATCCTCAAAATCATCGAGAACAATAAGATCATAACGTTTATGAAGCTTAGCACCACCACGAATACCAGATAAATTGGACTTAGAAATAAGTTTACAATTGTTTTTAAGCTCGATATCATCTTCTGTCCATTTCCTTCCTTTTAAATCACCAAAGTAATATTTAATTCTTTCATTAAATTCTAAATGATATTTAATATAATCTAAGTTAGGTACTGATATTTTACTTGAAGCAGCAACCCATCCATAAAATAAAGGCTCATCAGCAAAACAAAAATCGTGTAAGATATTACATTTAGTTAGTACAGTTTTACCATGACCCCTAGGTAGTATGACAGCAAGCTGTCTGCAAGATAAATCATTTAAAGAATCAGCAACTTCGTAATGAAAAAATGGTGATTCACTTCTCATAAAATCTTCATGTAAAAATAATTTACCAAAAGCAATTAAATCTTTATGAGCTAATTGTAACTCTTCTTCTGCTTGACTTACATTTCTAGAATTTATATTAGCCATTATTGCTCACTCCAAGTAGGGTGATTTGCAGTATTAAGATAAATTTTATCATCTGTGTGAATTACATTTCTGCCCCCTTTAGTACCTGGTACACATTGAATAGTATAAGGTGACTCCCAGCTTGTTGCTTGTATTCTTGTATAAGGGCTTCCTGTTCTTGCAAATTGTTCTGGGCCATCACCAAAAACCCAGTAATAGTTTAAATCGTCTCTACAAGACTGATCTGGCCCTATCCAGTTAGCTTGTGCTCCTGATTTGTATATTTCGGTTACCTCAGAACTACTTAAAGCTTTACCTTTCCAAACACCTATTTGAGATATTGCTCCTTTAAAATTTCCAGCTTCACCTCTAAGACGCTCTGTTCCTCCAGCTTCTTGATCTGCATAGTTGCTTCCTATCCTACCTATATATAATCTATCGCTCTCAGCTGCTGGTGAACCACCAAACGGAACATTATGTGTTAAAGTTCCGTCAGCTGTAGCATTTCTATATATTGTAAATATATCGTCAGATCCAGAACCATCTAATTCAGCTGAGATAGTAAACAAACTCCATGTATCAGATGAAAAAGAACCAGACGGAGCAGTACCACCATCATCAGCCCAATTATCAAAACTTGAATTAACAAGACCAAACCACTCTGTTGACTCATTTTCTTGTAATGAGAAATAAGGCTTTAATCCTAAAAGGCCCATTCTAAAATTTATATCAATATCAGATGAGCTAAAATCAATTAATGATTGAAATGCACTTCCGCTATAGTCTGATTTAAACCATATAGCTATGGTAAAAGATTCAGCGCTTCCTGGTCTGAAAAAAGAAGTAGCACCCATTTTTAAATAAGCATGCTGATCATCATAATTTGTTCTAGTGGGAGTGCCTTCATATGTAGAAGGATCATTTCCATCAAAATTTAACTGAAATTGATTAACATTACTTACAACACTTTGTAAACCATTTGGTAATTCTGTAGATTGAAAATCTGCTTCAACCATATTAGTTGCTGTTAAATGATTTGAAAAAGAACTCAAATCTTTAATGCCACCAGATCCTGTAGAACAATATTGTTTATTTAAAGGCCACCAAGCTTGAAGATCACCTCCAATTTCATCTCTTAGAATTTCTGAAGGATTTATACCGTAACCATTATTATACAAATTACGAGAATACCACTTTAAAGCATTTCCATCATCAGGTGATCCAGTTCCATTCCAGAGAATAAATTGAGTTATATTACCAGTAAAATCTCCATCACATAAAACTAAACTTGTACCACCACCATTTACAGTTTTAGCAAAATTAGTATCAGTATATTCTAAATTTCCATTTATATAACATTCTAAATCTTTTTGGGCATAGTCGTATCCTATACAAATGTGATACCATTTATCGTGATCTAAATCATAATCTATTGTTGTATCAACATAAGCAGTACCATTACCATGAGACATAACTAGTTTTTCACTATCACCAGCACCATCTACATAAGATAATTTAATACCTTTAGTAGAACCTACAATTTCAAATATTACAGCAGAATGAGTTCCAGTTGTTGAACTTGCGTCTGCAGTTGGTCTAAACCAAAAAGCAATGTTATAACTATAAACATATCCTATAGCATCCCAATCTCCACCAGCAGGACCAGTCATACCTGTTTGATCATTATCAGAATCAGAAAAAACAACAGAACTAACTAAATCTCCACCAATTGGAGATAACCCTTCATTAAATCCAGGCTTTATAAGTGATTGCCCTATTCTTAACATATTACCCCATATAACATATACATGCCATACCATTGGTTGTTAAACTAACAGAAGACCATCTACCATATATTATTACTCCCCTAGGAAATATTACATTGTTATCGACAGCGTTTCCTCCCGCCTCATAACCTGTTCCCAATATTTCACCAGAAGCAATACCTGCATAATCATTATTTTCTGGAAGAAGTGTGTCAAACTTTACATCAGTTAACATCATAATAGCCATAACCACTCTTGGTTTACTTGGTGTAAAAGTTGTTGCTGCTGTATCTAAATAGACGGACCCTAATTGCCCTAGTGATGCGTTTTGTGCTTCTTGCACAGTTAAGGTTTGTAAACCTTTATTAAATCCAAATGCCATATTACCCTCCTACCCTAAGCACTGGCTGTGCGTGAATGGGTTGTTATTTATTAATATCCTATTTCTGAAGCTCTTGGTTTTTTTCTAGTTTCAAAATCTTCAATTTTATTTATATCTTCAAAAGACAACTCTTTAAACAATTCTTTATTTGCTTCCTCAGTAGTATAAGGTACTCTATCATTATCAATTACATCTACTTTAGTAGGGTCATTTTGCTCATAGTTAGCAACAGGAGCAGAAGTTGTAGTAGTATTTACACTAGCCATTGCAGGTTTAGGAGGCATTTTATATGTTGTCATTTCTCTATCACCAGTCATAGGTGGTTTATTAATAACCTCATTTTCAACACCTCTTTCTGCCATATCATAAGTTGTTTGTCCAGTTATTCCTGACATAGGAGCGTCACTTTTAGGATACATAGTAGTACCTTCTGTTTGATAATCTTGTCCTGCTTTAACAGGATTGAAGTCTCTATTCTCATAAAAATTATATACAGTATCTACTACTTTAGCAGCTGCTGCAGCTCCACCAAGTTCTGCTATACTATTTATTAACCATGATATAGGTGATGATTCACGTGTCGGTTTAGTTTTACCTGGGCCAGGAACTTTAGGGTATGGATTTCTTTTATGCTTATCCATTAGTACCCCGCATCTTCTATATTTCTTCTCATTCTTTCTTCAAAATCTGCATTGGTTTTCATTTTTTCTTCAAAAGCTTTTTTACCCTCTTGTGTATATCCAGCTGTATTTGTCTGCCAAACTAAATCTCTAACATCAGGCTGATAGCCATCATTATAACTTTGATTATTTAATGCCATATTTAATGATTTAGTAGCCGCATCAGCAAAACCTTCACCTGCTTCTGCCCCTGTGTAATCAATGCCCCACTTAAACATTCTTCTAGAATAATCTCTAGCAGTTTCACCTTCGTTAAGATAACCAAATCTTTGACCTTGAACTCCTATATTCTCCAGTAGAGTTTGTTGACCTTTTGTATCAAGACTTTCATATAAACCTTTTAACTGATCTAAATTACCTTCTCTAAAATGATGAACATCAAAACCAAAATCTCTCATACTTAGATTGTCCCATCCTAATCTACCGCTTGAAAATCCTTTATCACTTGCTTTCATTGAAGTAGGATTTGCCCATCTAAGCGGATCGTTTGCTATATGCTTTTTGTAAAACGCTAAATCGGAACTTGACAGACCTCTATCTTTAACGTGTTGAGGTACATCGCCATCATTAAGAGCCCAATGTAATGTATTTTGATCCTGCATCATATCTATCATCATTTCATTTCTTGTAGCTACATCACCAGTATCAAGTGCATGTTTTAATCTTCCTTGATTATATTCACTATACAATTCAGCTCTTCTTCTGTCATGATCCATTATTGCTCGATTATATGAATATTCAGTTCCTCTTCCACGAAGCTCTTTTGTAAGAGCATCATAATCACCTAGCTCATTATCTAAACCAAGTATATCTCTAAGCTTACCTCTTACACCACCTTCTCTTTTGGTTATTTCTGGTAGATCTTCATAATCAAGAGATCTCTGCCAAGAATCTTCACCTTCTTTTGAGACTCCTGATAGAGACATTGCTATATTGTGACCTATAGTATCTTTCTTTCCTTCTAAAGCATCTTTAGCTCTTCCAAAAACTCGACCCTCTTGCCCTCCTTGAAATAAACCTTTGTCATCTTTTAGCGAACCCATTATTTTATCCATTATCTTGCTCATTTTATCTCCTTTGGCCTTTCCGCCTCTGCTAGCTTATCTTTACTAAACCCTTGAAATACAGCACCAGTAAGTTGAGTAACTTGTGTTTTATTTTTATCTTCTAAATCCATAATGTCTGCAAGTTTAAATAAAGCTTTTAATTTAGTTTCATCTTTTTCAGAAGACATAGCAATAGTATTGATATTCTTTAATATACTATTTTCATTTATACCTAACTCTTCTAAAACAGGTTTTAATTCTTCTTTCATAGCTGTTTTTATCCTCGTAGTTTTTACTAATTGTCCAGCCCGCAATCCAGCATAGTGCGGGTCATTTGTAGGAAATGCCTTTAGATACGCCTTGCGGGCATCCATTCCAGATGCTAAGTACTGGACAAATTCATGTTCCCTACTTGATAGATTCTCTCTATCTTCAATTCTTTGGTTTCTCTCTACATGGCCACCTATACTATATATATTTACCCTTTTAGAGGTGTCCATCTTAGTTTTCTCTGATACTATAAATGTACCTGTACAAGTACCTATATATCTTTGCTGTCTATCTTTTCCGTAAGGTTTCATCATAGATCCTTCACGTAAAATCTGTATTACGCAACCATCATCAGATTTAACCCAATCACCTATAGAACCTTTTCTCCAGTTATACAGATAGTCTATATCATTAGGTATTTCTTCAGTATCTTCAAAAACTGTGTGCTCTATTTTATTTATCTTATATGTTCTCATATATAACCCTAAACCCGCCAAGGGTTTAGATTAGGCTATCCCCAAAACTTCATGATCTAAGTTATCTAGCATGTACTCACCCATTTCTTTACTTATAGGTATATCTACTCCATCTACTTCAATACAATAGTCTACCTCATTAAATTGTTCTGATAAGTGAACACATTCATCACTTTTACCATCATAAACTATCTTTAACACATATTCCTTTTTCATAACTAGATGCTCCTAACCCCTGACACAATTAAAATTTTTTTTGAAAAATTTATTTAACTCCATATTTCGCCTTGAGCCAGTTATATTCTCCCATACTCAAACTTATAATAAAGCAATTTCTACCAGTTATCGGGGACAAACCAGATCTCTATATGAGGAGGTAACCCAACGTCTGACCCTCTACTTGCTTGTTAGGCCTTCAAGGGTGATAATCGAATTTCTTCAATTACTGATGGCTATAATATAAAACATTAAATATTACAAAAACAACAGAAAAAAAGGAAGGTTTCAAAAATTGTGGCATTTTGGTATGCGGTCTTTTCCACAATGGTACCCCCTTAACAGGGGTTTTTCACAATCGTGATTACGTTATTTTTGGATTAGGATTTTTTGAATACTTTTAACAATGGAAGGAGACAGAGATGTCTAAGATAAATAAGTACTCGAGTGGTAAGATAATCAATGGTCTTGCTAGAGCTGATGATATCAGTGTATCAGAAGAAACTAAGACTGCAGTAGAGAGTGTTGCTGTAGCTAACTTAGCGGCTGGTAATACTGAAGAGGCACTAATAAGCTTTGATATGTTACGTAAGTTTCAGACTCAAAAGAATATCGAAGGTATGCTAGAGATATTTGCTAAGAGTCAAGCAGCTACTAACAAGCTGTTGGATAAACTCGCTGATAAAAAGTAATCTTTTGTAGAGAGGCTTGAACCATTTGAGATCGGCCTCTCTAATTTTCTATGTTATATATATTAATAATTACTTATGGTTATTGATAGCCTGTGTAGACGGTGTGTCTGCAATGTATCATAGTGTGCCTGCGTGTATAGTATATATATACCAACATATAGCACACATAAGACTTAGTGCGGGTGTGACGTCTGGTGATGTCGACTGTCTCATAAGCAGGTCCTGACTGGTTCAATTCCAGTACCCGCAACCAATTAAACTGTTCCACTGCGAACCTATGAGATGGGCTACATCAGAGTCATGAACTGAGTTGCTTAGCGCTGGTCTGTCTCATTAAATGTTGCAAGTAAACCTTTCTAACAAGAACTGTTAAATATAATAGAAAGGAGGTGTCCATGAAGGATACTACTTGTAAGAAATGTACTGTGCGTGATCAGTATATTACTACGTTGCTTGACACTGCTACTAGGTATAAGAATGCTTATATCAAGGCGCAGAAGAAGTTGCGTAACAGAGCTGGGAAATAATCCTGGCTCTTTGAACTCTCAAACCAATAAGGAGAAATTATGGCAAAACCTAGTGTTATAGATGTATTACCTGAAGAGGTAGTTGAATTAGATAGTATTGAGAATCAAACGCAAGCTTTCTTAGTTGCAATGAAAGATATACTAGATACTCAATGTAGGATGATGATGGATAAGGATAGTTATGTGGAACGCAGACGGATTGAAAGAATTGTATTACCAAAGGGATTCAAGTTAATTGGATAACCTTTCGGGGATGATAGGTATTCGACTGTTCTTAACGCTGTCATGCAGAGGGAATAGGAAGTGAGTTCGATTCTCACCATCTCCACTAAAGATTTTATGAACAATGAAAATAGGTCGCTTCGGATCTATAGGATAGTACATGGTAACATGTATTAAAGTTAATAGCGCCAGCAATGGTCCAACGGAAGCAAGCAGGTATTGCTACTAACCTCAATGGAGTAATCTTTGAGAGGATGGTAGTCAGGCTGATGGTAAAGCTGTGAGTATGGTGACATACAATAAATAAACCTGTAAGATACTTAAGATGAGCCTGTGGGAGGTGAGTCTGGGTGTTATGAAAACATGGTAATCTCGTAGTGATATGAGATATGTCGTGTCAAGATTTGATGTCTCCCAAAGACATTGGAAGAGTCTAGTTATGTATTCACTGTCGTAAGATAGCGAGCATATCCACGAGCACTGGACTTGGAATACCTAAAACTAACTTAATCGTTAAATAATATATAACAGAATATAAAAACGACAAAGTTCTTGTGGCGTTACAGAGCATAGGGCTCTAATACCTTACACTTAGGTGAATAAGGTGCTGAATGGTTGGTCAACAACTTGAAGGTTTTGTGACGAAAGCGTCAGTCTTGGGTCTGCAGCCTGGGATGTCATTGTGACTTAATTGATGTTATTAGTTGCTGAAACAGCTGTAACGTTAAGAGTGGTAGTCTATAACTACTGAGCTTGCTAATGTACTTGAGTCAAATCAAGTGGATAAGTCTAAAACCCATTATGGGAACATAGGACGAAAGTATTAGCGTAAAGAGTGTAATCTCAACTCGATAAATAACTTTAAATAACTTGGAGGTATTATGGAACCTGGAACTTGGACATATTATTTGATGTACGACTTTGTTTATTTAGTAAATATGATAATAACTATTGTTCTAAAATGTTATGCAATTAGAGCTTTGTATCTATTTATTGTTAAAAAAAGATGGCCTAAACAATGGCTGTAAATTGGTAGGAGAAATGATCTATAGGGGTGACAAGCCCAAAACAGCTATAGATCTGTTGGCACCCATCATCGATTGGGGTATACCAGAGGCAAGACCACGAAAGTCGAGCTGTTGGTGGGTGCTTACTTAAAATATTAAGGTAAATTAACAAAATACCTTAAATAATTAGGGCTGTAGTGACAGGCGAGTGAGCTGGATTGCAATCTAAGGATGATAGGCATTATTTAAAGCACATCACACTAACGAGGGTCAATCAGCCCTATAACTTTGGAGGAAATATGATAAATAGATTTAATGACGATGTCTATAAACATTATAGATATGATGAAAGTATTATGCAGTCAATGACTGTTGGTAATATTATGGACGCTTTAAGATATGGCTTAAAACATAGAGCAAAATTAGAGGATATTGCTAAATTCCTAATAAATAAAAGAAGAATCTCTATGTCGTCAGGTGATAGAAGAAAAGCAAATAGTCTTGAAAGGAAAGTTGAGAGACTAAAAGAATTAGGTTATGAAATATCTAAGGAGGGTGAATAATGGGATTTGATTTAAGTGGTGTTAACCCTAAAATAAATAAAGACACAAGTCAATACAAATATTATGATAAAGATACTGAAATATGGAAGTCAGAAGATGAAGAATTGCGTAAAAAGTATTTTAAAGACATGGATGATTATTTTAATGACAATCCTGGTGTATATTTTCGTAATAATGTATGGTGGTGGAGACCTTTATGGGATTTTGTATGTATGCATTGTGAATTTATGACTGATGAGCAAAAAATGGGTGGTGCTTATAATGATGGTAAGCTGATAGATCAAGAAACAGCTGCTAAAATAGGCACAAAACTAGAAATATTGCTTGAAGATGGAACTGTTAAGAGATGGGAGAAGCATATTAAGACTAGAAATGAAGATTTAGCTAAAGATAACGATAAAGACAAGAGATTTATGTCTAATTATCCATTTTCACAAGATAATGTAGAAAGTTTTGCTAAGTTTTGTCTAGAATCAGGAGGATTTGAGATATGTTAACATTTATGCCAGTAAGAACTGAAGATGATGTGCTAAAAGAACTAATTGAACTAAAAAATAAGCAATCTATCCTAAAAATTAAAGAAAATAAGCTAATTGATGAGTTAGTTAGCATAAATAGGGAGGAAAAAGATGTTTAAAATATTAGTCTTAGCAATAATCGCTATTATAATATGGTATTTTATATGTAAAAAATGGGGAGATAACTTATGGATGTAGGAATGTTAGAAGCAAACATGAGAGTTTTAAAGAAAACTGTTAAATATCTGCCTAATGGAAGAGTAAAAGAGTCTGTTGAGATGCAAATTAAACAAAATTTAAATCAAATTGATGACTTTTTTGACCAATTAGCAGATGAAGCAAATTTTATTGAATCATATGAACAAACAAACCAATAGGAGGCTATATGGCAACCAAAACAATCAAATTTCTACAAGGTGGCGGCTTTGTAGAGAGACAAACTAACGCTGATACTGTTGAACAACTAAGAAATGAGTTTCCAGATGATATAACTTCTGGATCATCTGTTGCTGTTAATGGGGTATCTGTAACAAATACACATGCTATTGAAGAAGGTGATATTGTCGCAGCTGTTAATAACAACAAATCTGGTGGTGATCAGTAAATAGATAACTTTAGAGAGAGTGGGGTGGTTACAATAAATCCTTAATGGCCTGTTATTGTTGGTACAGCTCTCTTTAATTAACCTTGGAGGGTATATGGATTTTAGAGATTATGACTGCATTGTAGATGGAACTATAGAACAATGCATGGAAGAAATAGAAGTAGAAGATCTTGGGGAACATATATATTATGGCCCTCAAGCTGAAGTAATGGAAAAGTTACAACAGTTTAATAGTAGAAATAGAGCTGATTTAGAAATTACTAAAACATTTAAATGGAAGCGCGGTTCTTATGATAGAGTAGCTGAACTTATGATGAGAGGTCTTGGATTTAGAAGAAGAGCTAGTGGTATGCATAACTATTTAAGTAGAGAAGATTGGTTTAAGAACCATGAATGGGACAGAATAAAACGTACTTTAAGAGAGATTGATTGTATGTTATACCATTTAAGAGGTTCTGGTGAAGTATGGTTAGATGATCCAAGTGTTCTTGTTGAAAGAAAAAACTTATATTCTAATTATATGTCTGAACAAGTAGAATTGGCTGACGAATTAATAGATAATATAGATATAATGCAAGAAATGTATCATCAATTATTTGTTCATCCAACATCACGTTCTAGCCAAAGATATATGTTAGTAAGCACACTTAGAATAAGACCAGGTGTAATGAAAGTATATATGACAGATGGTAGAACAAGTCAAAATGAAGCTGAACATATAGAGAATATAGCATGTGATACAGATTTGTATATAAATAACATTACATATCCGCTTAGAACTATGACTAGAAATACTAATTTTAATAGGCCAAGCTTTGATGTTCAAACATTAGGTCAATTAGAACAACCAAGTGATAAAGGATATTTAACTTATCCATTTATATCTGGTGGTAGACATTACTCTAGTGGTGTATTTGGAAATAATGTATGTTATGGTGATCAGTCAAATGATATATATATAGCACTTAATAGATATGATATGGCTTCATTTGTATTACAATCTATTAATTGGGCTACAACTTATACAAACATAACAGGTCCACATAATAATATTAAACAAATGTATCATGGTGAACCAGCAAAGTTATCTGAAAGATATAGATATGCTCATCCTGAACCAGTAACACCAGAACAAGCTGAACAAATGACCTTGCAATGGGCTACTAGAATGGGTGGTGTTAGCCATGCTGCTCCAACTATAATACATACAACTGATAGTGCAGGAAATCCAATAAGTGTTACTAGAGACACAGTATCAAATGATCAACCGATACAAGGTGATCGTGAACAATGGGACCCTGAAAATCTTAGAGAAGTCCTTGATGAACGTAATATAAACCCAAATGAGGAGGAATAATGAAAGTATATATCTTAAAAGAATGTTGGGATAAAATAATAAACTATGCTAAAGCTGCTTATCATGGTGAAAAAGCTGAAATAGGTGGTATGAGTGTAGTTACTCAAGATAAAGATGGTGATTGGTGGATAGAAGATCCTCAAATCTTAAACCAAGAGATTGCAGGCACTACCTGTGACCTTGATAAAGAAGATTTGGCTAAATACTATACACAAATGGCTGTAAAATACAAGGATACTAACTTTAGATTCTGTTGGTGGCATAGTCATCATACAATGGATGCATTCTGGAGTGGTACTGATTTATCTAGTATAGATGAGTATGGTGAAGGAGAATCTGATCTATCGTTTGCTCTTGTTGTTAATCTTAAAGAAGAGTATAAATGCAGAATATCTGTATGGAAACCACTACAAGTACATCAAGATGTTGAGCTTGAGATAGTTGGTAAAGAAGATGTAGACATACCTCTTGAAATAGTAACTGAAGTTAAAGCTAAATGTAGAACTAGAAAGTTTAATACTGTTATAAACAGAAATACTAAACAATTAAGCATTGGCTCTCATAGTTGGTATGATAGTAGAGGAATGTCTAGTAATTACAGATTGTTAGAAGATGATTGTATGGGACTTAAACCTACAGAGTCAGAAGCTGCTACATTTGAAGCTAAATGGGAGTATGCTAATGGTAAAATACATGAATATATCAGACAATTTAATACAGGTGATTGGAATATGCATAAGTATAAATCTGCTATTAATCATACTAATAAACAATTAGAACCTTATGGTATAGAAATAGATGTTCTAAACAAAAAAGAGTTACAAGAGTTTATTGAAATGGAATCAGCTCCTTATGAGTTGTTACATTGTATTGATGGTAAATATGCTGAAATTGCTGAATCATTAATAGATTGTGCATCTTATAATAATATGTATCAAGGAGTATGGATATGATAAATACTAGAAGTCAAGACATCGCAGACTTAAAAGGTGTAGAGTTTCATATTGTAGGTTGCGGGGCTATCGGTAGCTCCGTGGCCATGCAATTAGTTAGACTCGGTGCAGATAACTTTTATTTGTATGATTTTGATAAAGTTGAAATACCTAATATAGGTGTAAGCCAATACAATGAACAAGATGTAGGGCTAACTAAGGTAGGTGCTTTAATAAATCATATGAAAAGAGTTAATGTAATGATTAAGGTAGAAGGAATAATAAGTAAATTTAAAT